CCTGTTTATCAACCTCTTTCATGAAATCAAGCATCTTGGTGTCATCTGGATACATCCCGTAGCAATAAGAAAGAATTACTCTTGGCGGTTTGTTTGTTAGGGCCGAAATTTTACTAAAAACGTACGGGTCCGAGATAATAGCCCTAGCCACCCCATGCCAGTAATCTGCTTCATAACGGAAAGACGATCTGGCTATCACCAGATCGTCTTCGTTAATGGTACCAACTGAAATATCTAGAAACTCAGTGATTTCTGATTCCGTCAACTGGTGCCACTGAGATTCCATTGCTTTACCGGTGCCTTTTGTGCTTCTGCCTGGATGGTCATTATAGTACACTTATGGAAAGTTGCAAATGTCATGAAGGAATTTACAAAATCGACCGAGGTAAACATACCGTAGATGGTGTTCTCGCGGATGAAAAGCCCGTTAGTGAAGTATTTACCAAACTGTCTACATACCAGGTAGTGGTATAATTTACTAGTGGCCGGGTCACTGGAATGCATCAATACCAACCCGTCTGGTGATATGGTTACTGACATTACTCGACTAGGCGGAACCGGCACCGAGCATGTGGCTAACATTTTCACAAATGCCTCGTCCCGGGACGCCATGTTGACTACCACAGCAACATTTCTGTCTGCTATCTTTTGTATGGATACCCACAACTCAGCAGTAGCAAGTTCCTTCTTGCGGAGAAATTCGATGTTATGGTTGGCTGTCAGATCTTCCTGGTTGAGGGGCTGGTCTACCATAGACAACTTTTCACACATCCCATCAGCCCAATATTTCCTGAAGATGGCGGCATGGGTAGACAGACCACCGTTGTTGTACTTTTCAACAAGACTGGCAGTGTTGGCATCAACAGGACAGTGGCCAAGTTCAACCAACTTGCCAGGAATATCATCGGTGATAAACACGTTTTGATGTACCGGTGGAAGGTGTGAGTTTTTATTGGTAATAACAAAAATGTTAGGCACCGACTTAGGAATCGAGTTGTAGATATACGCCGGGATTGGACCAACGAAGTAATAATCGGTGCCGTTGTCAGAGTATACTTTCGCGATGGTTGCCTGTAGAGCTGTCACCAGGTCTTTGGCCTTCATGCGAGAAAGTTGGGCGTTTACCCCAAACACCTGTCTGGCCACGTTCCAGAATACACAGCTGTGGAAATCCTGGTTCGTGAAGATTTGTTTTTGGCGTCCCATGTTACTTCCCCATTGCCATATTTGCGGCACGTTCAGCCTTCACAGCTCTAGCCATAACTTTAGCCTGGTCTGGGTCGATAGTGAACCCCCTTGATATGTACCGCATACCACGGTAACACGACATCAGAGGGTTTGGTAACGAGTGAATCACCAACTTACGGGCTTTCAACTGGTCTGGGGCGTCTGCGTGGTGGAACAACTCACCAGTGTGCAGGTCAAATGCAAACATGCAAATGGTGAAGTCAAAATGTTCGATCAAAATTTTTGGCATCACATGCCAATACGGGTCTGAAGCGATTTGAATCATTTTTCGGCCAAATACCGTATCAACCATTTTACAGTAATGCAAAGGATGCTTTTCAAACCCAGCAGCCTTAGCCTCCTTCTCAAAATTGGAAAATGATTTGTGATCTGGGAAGTAAACATCAATATCGTCATATTCAAACGTAGTGTCACATGTCCACGCAGCGGCACTGCCAGCTACATATGCTCCGAAAGTAGACAGAAAAAGTGTGTCTTCTTTACCAACTATCCATTTGTCAACACCGGGAGCTCTAGCTACTGAGGTTAGCTTATCTTTGGTGTTGAGCTGCACAACCCGTGATTCGTTTTCATGAACAGCATAATTCGGTTGGCGGCGGATGGTTAATTCGGACATAATGTTCTCCTGTTTTTGTGAAAGTAATACCAAATAGCTGACGAGTCAACCGCCAAGGAAACTTGAAACCATATCATCACTAGCCGGGGCGTCTTTATCATCCATCGGGATTTCGCCCATAAGCTGCTTGGCATGTTTGAGATCTTCTGAGTTAGCCCGTTGAGACGTTTCCCCGACTTTATTGGTAATGGATAGGTAGTCATAATTGATATCAAAATCAATAGCCAGATCACGTGGCCCATACCGGTTTTTAATGATAATTGACCTCATTACCCCTGCGGCCTTATCGTCGTTGTTCTGGTAAATGCCAATAAGAAGGTCAACGGTGTGCATTAGGCCCATTGATTCTGAAATCTGCTGAGCTGAAGGGGTGGAACCGTAACCTGTGCGGTTAAGCTGAGTGGCTGAGAAGAATGGGATATCGAAGTAAATGGCGACGGCGCGAAGTTCTTCGGCGATATACTTTACTCGTTCGTAAATGCTGATTGATGATGATACCTTTTGGGCGGGGCGCATCAGGTTTAGGTAGTCGATACACACCGCGTCAGGGACGATACCGCGTAGTTTTAATGAGTTTAGATATGTCATCAAGTCGGATGACGAAGCGGTACCGGTTGGTACCTGTTTGATAATGATCTTACCGCCACTAGCAACACCGGCGTTGATAACACTCTCGGTAACATGTTGCTCGTGGGCCAAAATAGAATCTGTCTTAACCTTGGCGTAGTTGGCGTCTAGTCGGCTGGCATATGAGTCTTCGTTCATCTCCAAAGAGTAAATTACCACCACCTTACCCTGGTCGGCGATATTCTTAGCTAACTGTCCAAGCCAAATCGACTTACCAATGTTTGACACGCCGGCAAATACGTTCAGCGTGCCACCAGCTACCGATCGGTTTGTCTCAAACAGGGCGTCATCGATTCCTGTGAACATCGTACGCACGTTGCCAATAGCCGAGGTCTTTCGGCGTTCCATACGCTTACGAACGGACTGCTCCTCGAAGTAGTCAAGACCCAAATCCTCGAATGACGACATGCTCATAGCTTTCTTGAACTTGGCCTCGATCTCGGGGTACCGGTCCGGGTCTTCAATCATATCATACGAGGTAATGAATGCATCTCGCATGGCATGTCTGCGAACAAAACTGCTGGTCTGATCCAGCATATATTGTGTTGGTACCGGTGGGAAGGCAACCACCTCTTCAAGCAGAGAACGAATATCTCCACTAGCAAGGTGTGGCGTCTTCAGCAACAACTCTGGGGTAATACTGGTACCAGGATACTTGGTCTTGAACTTGTTTACTATCTTGAACAAATCCCTGGCAGATTTGCGAGAGAAGGACTCTTCAGTGATTCTTCCGGCAGACATTGCCACATACTCCATATCCTTAAACAGACTGGATAGGATGGCTGTTTCCATGTTTCCGTCGGCGATGTCTACTACGGCATCCTCAACTGTAGAGCCCTTCACTGACATTTGGTATTATCCTTTGACTTCGTTTTCTTAAATATAGGCGGGTCCTGGTAAGCCGTCAACTTCGCCAGGACCCTGAACAATAATTCACATTGGAGGTGAAAAATGTCTGGTTTATCTACACAAGATGTGTATGTTGATGGAAAGTTGGTTGTTCCTAAAAGATTTCATAAAGACAGACAGATTAAAAAAGGTCTGGTATGGGATGGCAGTTGGGAGCATCGTTGCACTAAGATGTATATGATCAAAAAAGCATCTGAATATTATGCAGCCAACCGTGACCATTACAAAGCAGTTTCACAAAAGAAGTATAGCGAAAACAAAGACCATTTTAACGAACGCAAGAGAAAATCATACCACAAAACCCATCAAAATTTATAGCCTCATCAAGGGCAAGCAAACTTAGAAATAAATTATACTACTCTAAAAAAGCCGCCGATTACCAGAAATACAGACTAACCGACCCAAAACACAGATTCTTGCATAGGGTCAGAGCCAACGTATTGCAATCGTTTAAACGTTCTGCTAAGTTTGATGCTTCTAAGTCGGCAAGGACACATGAAATTCTTAGCTGTACACTACCGGAGTTTTTAGTTCACATCACCAGCCAGTTTACTGAAGGAATGTCTTTAGACAACTATGGGTGCGGTCCTGGTAAATGGGTAATTGATCACATTATACCGATAAAAGCTGCGCAGGACTTAGCCAACTCAGATGAAGAATTCCAACGCATGGTAGTAATACTGAACCACCACACCAACCTTAGGCCGATGTGGTGGACAGATAACGCTGAAAAATCTGACTGTTACAAAGTGTATGAGGCTAAACTCTACTTGTCAGATTCGATAACTACGTCTTCAACCTCAACTTCGTTAGATATTGCATCACTACGATAGCAAAACTCTTTTTGGACCCAAACATCAAGTTTGTCCATGAACTCCGATGTGAAGATTTTGTCAGCACCAAGGGCCATAATGCCGGCCTTGCCAAGTACCTTGGTATCGTTGAATGAATACCATGACCCGTTTTGTTTAATCAGACCGGCTTCAACGCCAAGTTCAAACAAACCAGAGTATTCATCAACACCCTCTTCAAAGTTGAGGTCAATGACGATCTCGGTTAGAGGTGGCACCATGCGGTTCTTCAGACACTTGGCGGTGATCTGGGTGCCGACGATATCACTGGTAGATTTTTCTTGGTCTTCACGAAGGGCACGTGATTTGAAGAGAATTAACACAGTGGCCGAGTACTCAGGACCTTTACCACCACCTGAAATAATCTGCGGAGCCGAGCTCTGACCGGGTTTTGGCATCGACTCTGACACGTGGTTAGTGAACAGCATACAGATGCCATGGATGGCCATCCGGTTTGATAGTTCACGGAACACAGCGCGTATATCTTTAGCCTTCTGACCGACAGTGTTGGTGTCGTTGACAATGGAGGCGGCGTCCGATTTGTTGGACATCATACCGAGTGAGTCAACAATGAACATCACACGCTGATATTGACCGCGAGGCTTGCGTCGAAGTTTCTTGGTGATTGGACATTGGACAAAGTTGGCAACTTCCAGTTTATCAAGCATCAAGGTTGCGGCAGCACCAAACGCATTCACCCGGTGAACCGGAATGAAAATGACTTTACTGACGTCAATGCCGTGTTTTTCCATAGTTTGGCGGGTAACCGAACCTTCGGAATCGAAGAAGATGATCAAGACGCCTTTTTTCTGAGCCCTGGCGGCGGCACGGAGGCCGATGTAGGTCTTACCGGACTGTGAGATACCGGAGAGGCCACAGATACGCGGAGGAAGGCCTTTTTTGAAGCTGCCCGAAATCAGCATGTTCAGGGCCGGAATTCCGGTGTCACAATACTCATAGTCTTCGATATTGCCGGTGGCGGAAGATGACATGACGTCCGAGAACCCGCAAACCTCGCGGGCAGCCATAAGAAGTTGTGATCCGATATCACCTAGGAGGTTAAACTCTCTAACACGGTCCAACTCACCTTGTTCTTTTGACGCGGCCGAGTTGTCTACCTCGTATTTGAGGATACCATCATTCTTGTCGTCTTCTTTGTCTTTCGTCGGTTTCTTGGCCATTGTGTATTCCTGTTGTTGTTAGATGTACGAGGCGCATTCTTCGCCGGTATCCTGATGATCATAATCCTCATCATCCGGTTCGTCAACTGGTTCGTATACTGCAGCACTTTCAACACCGAAACTTTCAAATATACCCATTAGGTCTTCCACCCTCATCTGCGGGAAGGGCCATCCTAGAACCGAGAAGAATCTGCGTGGCATTGACATCAATACCTTCTCAAGCTGCATATCTACGTCAACCTGGTACCCAAGTTCGGTTGGGAACTCAGACTCAAACGCCATGACATTAAACTTGTGGGAGTTTGGTTTCAGGTATATCAATTTAATCTTGTTGCCGTCAACAATCTGTTTGTATGTAGACTGCATGTTTCTTGTGCGGTAGTTGTAAATTAAGGCAGCTTTGACATGGTATGGGCAGCGGTTTTCCCATCGTATGTTACCAACTTCTACCGGAGCATTTATATCGTTTGGAAGATTGGTAGTTTTATCCCACTTCTTTAGCCCACGGATGCCAGACGGTTTAGCCATCTCTTGGTATGACATTGACTTAAACTTCTCACGAGCCAGTTTGATGTTATCAACGCACACCTTATAGTCACCGTTTACAATGTCAATTAACATGTCTTTCAGTACCGGTTTCACCTTATACGGGGTGGTAGCAGTAACGATTTCAAGGCCCTTTACCTTCAATTTGTTCTTTCCGATGAATACTCGGCCTTTGTCGTCCTTAATGACGCGCATCACGTATTTCTTAGCCTTGATCATAATCGTGGTGTCCGATATGATTTCAAGAGCGAATTTGATGATTCCGGTAGCGTCAGAGTTTAGATGGTCTTTGGCCCATGGTTTGAACCCGGCGCTTAGGTGTTTACCAAGCTCGGCACCGTCCGCCTCAAGTCTCGGCAGAATAACCTGATGGTCTACCGTACCGTATTTTGCTACTACTTTGGCCATATCAACGGCAATGGAGTCAGTATCGCCGTAGTTGATGTTTACCGGATATTTGGTGTTGGTAATTTCATATTGGGTTGTAGTAGACTTTACCATGTTTAGTTTGTCTCTAACCCAGTCATCAGCAAACCACATAGCCGCACGCAGAATGTTTTGGGCAGTCATCGTGGTTGAGATGGCATTGTCAATATCGTAGTAACCGCTGTGCTTGGAACCGACCGCGCCGTATACCGAGTTAAGAAGAATTTTTATGGCGTTGCTTAAGATTTCGTACCATTCAATCTCGTCGGCTAGCCCTTGCTCTCCGGCGTTTTGCCTGGCCACCAACGCAGTATGGGTATTTTGGTATTGGATACGCTCGTTGAACCACCCCTCAAGAATTTCTGGTATAACCCCTTTCTTCTCGGAGGTGTAGTATGTGCCACTGCCAGAAATGGTGAGTTTCTTAACCCTGGCAAACTCTCTAAGATTACCAACTGTGCTGTCATGCTCGGTTTCGGTTCCGTCACGGTTCACCATCCTGATTTTTATCGGTTCGGCAAGGTTCGTCTTTGACACATCGAAATACGGTCTTGTTACCTCGGCAATACGGCGTTTGGTTTCCAGGTCACCAGAGATAGCCAACACTTTGGTTTCCGGGCTAATATTAACCTGACGCATAGCCGAAGGATACATTGATTTGGCGTCATACATTAACGCCCAGCCTTTTCGGCCTGGTTTAGGATCCAGAGTCAACGCACCAACGTATTTCTTGTGCTCGGGCTGGTCTTCGTTATCGTCCCATTTCTTATATGACGGAGGAATCATTCCCTTTTTGAGAATTGCACAGGCCATGGCCCCGTCGACGTATGGTATGGTGCTGTAAATCGCCTCTGGTTCCGCCATACCACGTGTGTAGATTGACGATCCTAAGCGTATAAATCTCTTAACCTCGTCCAGTTTGATAACCAGGTACACATCCTGTATCTGGTATTTGATCATAGCCATCCACTTTGGATAGTCGGTAACAACACCATTCCTGTCCATACAATGCATCGGGTAGACGCTTTCATGTTTGGTTTCACCAAACTCGATCATACAGATGTGGGCTAGGTTGGTTTCTTCCACATCACCCATCGTGAATTTCAGGTACATTTCCTGGTAATCATGCTGAACCACGCCAGGTATGCGGTAGGTTTCGTTCCACTCCTGCCACGACACCTTTCTGATCGGGCTGAGGGCGCTGACGTACCGGTGATCCTCACCAAAAATGATTTTGATCCGGTTGATAATATATGTGATATCGAACCGACGCGAGTTAAACCCGACTATAGAGTTGAATTTGCATTTTCTGAAGTATCTGATGAAATCCTGCAGCATCACCGCTTCAGATTTATAAATGATGAGTTCCTTGGTTGGGGACATCATCACCGACTTCCACTCCGAAGTCATTCCGGCGTTTAGGGCGAAAATGGTGTATTTGCGATCTTGGTTGTTCCAACACCCGATCGAGCCGATAAACCCCTCTGGGTTTTCTGGTTTAGAAAACCCACCTTGGTTATTGCAGTATGTCTCAATATCTATGAAACACGACCTGAACTGTGGTGACCCGAAATTTTTGTGGTCTTGGTAGTTCAGCAGGCCTTCATGCGACATCATCCACTGCTGAGTCGGGGAGAAGTACCCAGCGGTGCGGTGCACATTTTGGGAGCAATGAGATACAGCCTCTTTGTTTGTGGCGTACTCACGCTTTTCCATTTTTCGGCCACGAATATCAACAAACTTCGCTTTCGGTGAGTCAGATACCACATAGTTACATGGTGAGTAAGGAATTACCTGATACCCGTCTTCGCGGGTGTTTAAATCCTGTGTCCAAAGGTGTATATTGCCGGCCCTATGGTCAAACCAGGCATCAAGATAGGTTACTTCGGCCATACTGCTCCTGACATTGTTAACCCCAAAACTTAACTCGTTTTGGGGTTTTTTTCAACCGTTAAGCGATGGTCTCGTTCAATTTTTCTTTACACATCCTAGCAATATCACCAGAGTAGAATCTCTTGTACTGTTCAAGAGATACTGGGTCTTCAAGCCAGAAGTGGTTGTCATTGATGAACGCCTTATTCTCGCTGATAATATATGACCGGTACTCAGGATTCTTAGACAGGGTCTCGAACTGCTCGACAAGCGATTCGAAATTGGTGAACTTCGACGTTGAGAACTTATACGGTTCAAGCTCCTGTAGGGTACATGGTATACCCATAGCACCAAACTCAAGAAGCTTGATATTAGACTTGGCCTTATTGAAATCACAGTCAAGAAGTGGAATGATAGCCAGGTCTGGTGACACATTGCGAATCAGGCTAATATAGGTATGGACATCTACCCAGTCATGGAAATTGATAAAATCGGGGAACCCTAGTTTACCAACAGCCACTGATTTGCTCAAACCAATAATATGCCAATCTACCGAGGTGTTATATTTTTCAATCAGTTTTCTCAGCAGAACAACATCATCGGCACCAGACGGGTCCATCACGTTGACGTGCGAAGACGAACCGGTCCACAGCACCTTCATTTTCCTGCTGCCGCGTTTCTCAATGTGTTTGACCTCGTGGCGGTCAAATAGGAATTTTGGCATCCGGTTGGGGAGGACAAGGATTTTGTCGAGTGGAGTACCAAGTTTCTTATTCATCATGAATTTCATGTATGAGGTGGAAACGGTGATGAACTCGATGTTCCTAATCACTGAGGCAATATTATTCAGGGTTTTGGCGTCATAGGCTTTGTGTGCCTGGTTGAACAGCGGAATACCAAGCAGCCAGTCATCGTAGTCCACCGTAACAGTGAAACCCAAACGTTTTGATAAAGGCAGTAAGACCTCTCTCAGGTAGTGGCATTGAGCATCGGTAGAAGGGCGCTGAACCCGCACCACTCTGACACCATTGAAGAATGTGGTTTGGTCATACACCACGGTTGACAGGTTTTCGATGTGAAAAGCCGGGTGGCCTTCTTTCCAGTTAGGGTATGTTGTAGACAAGACCAAAGAAGGCCAAATCATTCTCCACACGCCGCAGCCGGTGTAGTCGGATACGAAGTTTACGCCACGGTACGCTCTTACTTCAGGTCTGGTAGTATGCGCCCTGTGCATCGCACCGGCGTGATCACTGATGTTCATGGTATGTCCTATTGACGGTTTGTTTATGTATTCAAACTAGTACTGTTCTAACGTGGACGCGTTTTTGTGTTTTGTTACCACAGCTCGTCTCACGAAACCAAGTTCGCTGTTGGCAAACACGTTTTCATTATGTGATGTGATAAAGGCGTTGATTGAGTTTTGGTCGAGGATTTCCCGCATGATCTTGATGAAATTTGAAAGGCCCACCGAGTCAACGCTGGTATCCAAGGCCTCATCCAGCACGATGAAGTTGGTTTGTACCGTTCCAGAGGCTATCGATAGTTGTATGAAGGCCAGCATCACAGCCCAATCAAAGGTGAGGCGTTCACCTTCACTCATGTTATTGATCTCGAACGTCGGTTTACCAACCTTTGTGACCTGGATATCGCCCATACTTTCGAACTTGGCCGAGATGCCGCCTGTGGTGGTGGCAGCTCCCATGTGGTGTAGATATCGGTTGATCATATCTTGTACTGCCGGCAAGGTTTTACCGATGATATAATTCCGGACGCCGGTATCCGATAGAATATCGTTACACACCTCGTAATACATCTTATCAGTGTTAAGCTCCGCTTGTTCGTTGGTCATAGCAAATTCGTCGGCCACCATTTTATCAAGGGCCTCAGTGGTCTTCTTGATAATTCCAGTATAGTTATTATTACGCTTCATCTGTTCAATATTGGCCTCGGTGGTAGCGATATCGCGTTTCACAGCATCTATACTACGTTTGATGGTAGCCATTTCGTCTTGGCCGGCAGACAAAGCCCGTTCGTCTGCGTTGATTGCCGCGATTTGCGTCTCAATAATAGAGATGGCCTTGGCTGGGGCATCTTTCTTTTTAACCACAACCGTCACGTTTACCTCAAGGTCAGCAATTTTCGATTCAAAGCCGGCTTTAACACTATCGACATGCGATTTGTCTACAGGCGATAGGCAGTGCCCACAAATAGCCGAAGATGTGTTGGCCAGGAATTTGGCCATATCGTTTTTACCAGCTTGTAATAGGTTATTGGCGCTTTTAATCTCAACGTCGGCGTTGGTGGCCAGATTTCGGAAATGGTGTAACTGGGCAGTCGCCTTTTCTATTAATTTGGTATTGTTCATCCGTTTGATTACCAGAGCCTCATATGCGGACTGGTCAAAGGACATCTCTAACAATTCAAGTTCTTTATGCTTATGCTCAAGAGAGTCGATTAGCGGTTGAACAGCCTTAGTAGAGGCCACTACGAGATCATTGATGGTGGTTTTCTGGTTGGCAATGTACTTTCGTACCCCATCAAGTTTTGTTTTCAAAGCGGCCAATCTATTGATAACACCATTATCTCGGTCGTTCATTAGGACTTTAATGGCGTCCTTCATGGCGGTATACTCGTCAAGGCGTAATACCGCTTCCCACATACCGCGTTTGGTATCAGAGCTTGAGTTAGTGAACGCCTTCATCCGTTTGATGTTGATGATAATCAACGACTGTAAGACCTCTTTTGACCACCCGACGATATTGGTGATTTCGGCGTTTGTCTGGGCTACACCCATTTCAAACGCCACCCATTTTCCACCAACCTCTGTACTGAGCTCAACCGAGTTAGGAGACAGTGTTCTTCTAATCTTGTACCTGACGCCGTTCTTCGAGAACACACCTTGAACCACAGTGGTTCCCTGGTTGCCATCGTGTGAAAGTGATTCCTTCTTGGCCACCTCTTTCATGGCCGATCCAGTTAATAGAAATATTGGGGCGTCAACGAAAATAGCCGTTTTACCACTTCCGTTTGATCTGACCTGTTCGCTATCCAGGTTCTTTCCGAAAATCATTGTAATGCCGGAGTTGCCGTAGCTTACCTTCACCTCTTCCGAACCAACAGACAAGAAATTCGTAATCGATATTTCCTCCATGTTGATACGGCCGGGTTCATACTTTGTGGAGGCTTTTGACAAAGGTCTGATATATTTGTCGATTAAAACCACCGGGTCAATAGTGGACGGTATTTTAGCTGATTTCACGTAATCTGCTATGATCTCGGCAGCACGCCTCTTTGATGATGTGTCAATATCCAAAGAAATTGCCATTTGGCCAACAGAAACCGTGTCTTTTTTATCGGCGATGGTTACTGCGGTTTTTGACATTACGTCATGTACTTTTTGGTATGATTCACGATCTAGGTCGTTGATCACTCTAACGTGATTACCCATCAAAGACGGTAGGTTCATGATAGCTTCGCTAGCCTTAACCACAACAAATTTTGGGCTGATGTTGTTGATAATCTCGACAACCGAACAGTCATCCATAAGGACCAAAAGACGCTTATTATCACCAATGTCATTCATGGTAATCTGGTATGGAGATCCGATGTAGCTGAAGGTGCCACGGTCTGATGGCATATGAAAATGGCCGGACAGAGTGCGTTTGAAGCTGGTCATGAACGGATCAACCGTTACGGCACCATCACACGGCACACCTTTACGAACTTCAAAACCACGGACGGCAGCGTGACATACACATACATCAATGCCGGTACTAGCATATGCCCTAACTTTATCGTCTGATAATTTGCCATCCCATGGTAGCATCAAGACTTTGAGGTTTCCGACATCTATTACGGTCGGCTCGTTATACACCTTGACGCGCATACCGTCGTCTAGCATTACTGTTGAGTGTACGTCGTTACTACCTTTACCGTGTACATCGTGGTTGCCTGCCAACACCTCAACCTCAAAGTTGCCCCAGGTGTCGTCGAAGATATCTTTGGCTAGAGACATAGTTTTCAGGTGGACACTATTGTTGTCCTCAAATGTGTCTCCGCCCAGAATCAACTTGGTACACCCAAGAGCAACCATTTGGTCACGTACCCAAGTAGCCCAAGTCCGCTGGATATTAGCAAAATAATCGGCCGATTTGTAAACGCCAAAATGAAGGTCGCTGGCGACGACGGCAACTGGTTTAGGCATAATCAGTACCCACGATCCACAATGACCACAGTAAGATGCGGATTAGCCTCAGCGAAGTCGTTTATCATTTTACTGTAGTCATGCCAATCGCCACCGGCCAGGCCACACCCAATATTTTTTGGGAAGGCGATTTTAGTGATTTTGAGTTTTTCGCACTGGGCCGGCAAAGCTTCAAGACAACTCCAAAATTTGTTGTACCGATGTGTGTACCCGTTGCTATCGGTAGGCCCAGGGTAAATTTGGGAGTATAAGTTAGCTACCGCCCCACCACCAACTTTAACAATGTCGTTGGTGCCGAAGCGTTCCTGTCCGTACTCCTGAACACCACGGACGTTTGACTTTGGAAAGTTCTTATAGATGTATGCGGCTAGGCCGGCAACACTACGGGAAACCAGGTTACACTGGTGGCAGATCATATACCCGCGACCAATATATTCGATAAGGTCGCCTTCTCTGACAATGACTGGCATTTGGTTCTCCTGGTTATGGTTTAAGTTAGTGCCAGGATAAACCAAAGTCAATCTTCGTTGCTGTCATTCGAGTATTGCATGGCGGCTGCCGGTTTGATGGAACACCCGTCTAACTGGTTATCGATCAACTCCGGGTATTTCTCATTACGGTAATTTTCTAGACCGGCAGTTTTCTTATTCTCTTTAGCAAGGTATGTTCTGAAGGTTTGGTGCGCCAGCTTGGTGAAGTATCCGAATGGGTTGGCTGACTTGGCTTCGTTACCGACTTTATATCGCCAGGCTGATTTGGCTAAGAAAGCGAAAGCCTCGCTCACCATATCATCATTTGAACTATACCCACGGAAGCAACTGGACGTACCGACCTTTTTCGAGATGAGGTAGAACGCAGTAGCCAACTCATCAGACATGGTATACTGGTTATATATACCAGTATAAACTATGTTGCCATCCTTGTCTGAAATGGTCACCTCAACCAACACTCTTGTGTTATGGTATAGTTCCATCAGACGTTGAAGAACGCTGTTGTCAAGGTATATTGACTTATTTTTGTTCACTTTGCGACGTTTACCGCTTACCGGATCGATGAAAAAGTCACCTTCCTCAGTTGTCTCGGTGGTAATGTGCAAAGGAACAGCCTCAGCAAACCTGGTTTCGGTGGCTTTGAATGTGTATTTGTCACTGAAATACTCAGTTGGTATTTTTGGTCGGTCGAAGTACTGTTTATATTGTCTAAGAAAAACCATTATCGAAATCGGCGTTGTGTTCATGCTTGCTCCGTTGATATTTTTCTTGGCCGGTGAAAACTAAACAGTACACCAGCCCGAATAGACTTACAAGTATTTTTAGGCTATTATTTCTTACGTCTACGCATCGCCTCAGACTGTGATTCGTTTATCAACTCTCGCTTGTTTATTAGCATCCTTGTGCCAGCGTATGCCCAAGGACCAATGATCGCGTTCTGCCGATCCACGACAGCAACTGGTGACTTTAAGTCTGATTCGTAACTTTCGGGATTTTTCGTAATGTGGTCTGAACAAATGTCTACACGGTAGCCCAGACCTTGGTTTGCCGCCGATTCGTTGAAGTCAACAAACACAATGTCTTCGAATACATGATGCTGGTTCAAATCAACGAAGCCGCCACATTGCTCGGTATTCTCCAAGGCAAGTCCTTTTGCATTAGTATCACACCGACGGGGCTGTGGCTCACGAGAACCGTCGTTCTCGTTGACTGCGGAGGGCCTCGCGTTCGCGACCGAAAGGCGTTCTACCGCAGAAATCTTTTTTGGTACCGATTTTGTATTCATCGGATTTTTTCGTTTTGGAGGGGTGAACGGTGTCACCTTTATTCTAGCCTGATCGGTATATACCCGGTCATGGTGGGCCAGCTTGATCAACTCCATGCTGACTAAATGGCAGCATACTCTAACCCTGGCTGCTGGATAATATCTGGCCGATGTTAAACCATGGCTGTTTTGGGCGTGGTGGACTATACGATTGCCCATGCCACGGTGCAACGGGTGTTTACCAAACCCAGTAATAGCAAAAACCGGGGTGCCGTTGTGTTCTGACGCTCCGATTACCACGCAGTCAGCCAATATTGCCATGAATTTTTCTTCATTCGACGCCCACACTGTAGATGCCTTACTGGCCGGTTTGCGTCTAAAACCTTCCTTGCTTTTCGGCATCTTAATGAATTTTGACATCCACTGGTATACAAGATCTTCAACCTCGTTCCTTCTGCCATACCTGAGCTGTGGGAACATCTGCATAATCTTTACTGTCACACCGGAGCCAAAAGACTCCCATTTATCCACGTGTGGACCATCGGTTATTATTCTGGACACATACCCAACATATTGCATAGCCGAGGTGTAATCGTTTGCCCCATACTTCGCCTTCCAGCCACGATCGTCTAGATGCACTGGCTGACTAAGTGACTGGTCGAAAATTTTGTACGCCCTAGGAGGTTTAGGCTCCGTAGAACCTTTTGCTATTTCAGTTTCTGCTCGTTTTTCAAGAATTTTCCTAAGATTAACAGCATACCCACCACACTCAAGCTTTCGGTCGTTGAACTGAACTGAGTTATACATATAATCAGCACCAGCCACGGCACTAGCACTGGCCACCTTGCCGCCGTAGTGAGCAATCAAAGATTCACAGGCAGATTTCACTGCTTTGTCATGAGTCAGTGCCGACTTTTTACTTTCAAAAGGGCCGGCCACGAAGATCGCACGAACTGAACCACCAACCTTAGACAGGATGACACCGTCAGCATTATGAATACCAATAAACCGCTGGATCACCGCCTTGCGGTCTGGCATTTTAACCAGGTCAATTACCAACTTGATATAATGAACGGACATCGTGTCTCTCCGGGTTGAATTAAAGAAAAACCAACAAGCACATACCGACAAGTCAAGCACATGCCAACCAGAATAACACAACTGGCAAGCACATACAGATAGAAAGCGCATATCAAGCACATATCGGAAAGACGGTTTTTCACGCTCAAGCACATACCTTACAAGTGGTTTATAAAACTTCGTTTTTATAAACAACGACTTTAAAGCGGCCTTCGGCCACCTCCGGTGGTGAACAGAAAGAAGGTTGAACGAAAAAGCACATACTTGACACTTGGCAGTACTGATCGTACCTTTCGTACTAACTGGAGACAAACATGACCGAACAATTCACATCAGCTGACCCTACAACAGATGGTGACCCGTTCGCAGCTATCACCATGAGATATCTGGTACTTCGCAGGAAAGTTGGTGAACAGGTACTGAAGGACGTTACACTGAGTCGTGAAAACTTCCTGGAGAAGCTGTTCGCTAGTGGGGTACGTCACCACTTCTACATTTCACTTCTGATTACTGAGCAGATGGGACTTAAAGCCGCAATGGCTAAAGCCCGTACTATCCGTAATCAGACTGAACTTCGTATTCGTGGTACCTCTCGCATTCCTTCATCAATGGAGAAGGAAACCAAATTTGCTATTGACCACGACATGGATGTCCAGTTAGCCGAGCATGATGTTGAAATGCGGAAAATGTATATCACGTACATCGAAGAGGTTGTTGACCTACATAAATCGCAACGATTCGTGTTTAACAGCATACGCAGTATGTTAGAAAAGGAAGAAAGCTAATGTCGGTCAATATTGTGGATATCGGCAAGAACCGGTTCAAAATTGTCGGCCTTACTGATGCCCAGCTAACCAAACTCACCGAAAGCCTTTCGTGGCGTGACCCATCGGCATTCATGAACAAATCGTTTGTATTGGGTCTGTCTGACGGTATGCGGTCAGTAATCTCTAAACACGGAGATTTCAGGTACGGGCTGTTGGAGGCCGTGTACACGGCGGTCCACCACCTGTTCAATGTCACTGCCACAATGGACCACAAAGCCATTATACTGTATAAAGGTGGTAGCAACCCAGGATGCGTTTTCGACGATAACATTCTACCAGGCATTACCCCACTATATTATCAACGCGAATCGGCCATTGCGGCTATGAAAAAGCTGAGAGGTGTCATTAAACTTCCAACCGCCTCTGGCAAGTCGGCAACTATAGGGTATATTATTACCCACCTTCTTCGTGATAAACCTCTTTGGAAGTACCACGTGGTCTTGGTGCCAACACAGGACCTGGTTGAGCAATTCTGCGACGATCTGACCAGGGTATATGGTATTGACAGGCGCAAAGTTGGTATTTGGTATGCTGATGCTAAAAGTTGGATGCCGATGATGCCGATACTGATCACTACTAGGGCTTCACTGGCTTTAAATGACAATATGAAGGCCCACTTTGCGGCCAACCTCACGGTGATTTACAACGATGAATGTCACGGGTCTGGTAGTGATACTGTTGATGCCATAATGGCCGATGTTAGCCCGGTAGCCGTGTACGGGTTTACCGGTTCAATGCCGAAAGACAAATATACGCTACACTGTGTGTTTGGTAATAACGGCCCAATCATCTACCGAAAAGACACTAAGGACCTGCAGGCGGAGGGGTTCTTGCCTGGGTGTACTGTGATTATTGTTGATTGTGAAACCAAGTCTCTAGAAGAGTACCCAGATCACAACCTAGAACGTGCTGCTGTGTCTGGTGACCCGCTGTATATGTCACAGGCAGTAGCCATTATTAAACGTGAGGAATCTTTCAAACGTAACTCGTTGATTTTGGTTCAGAACGTTTCTGCCGGTCGAGTATTACAGCAAAATACCGGTTATACCTTTATACATGGTGAAAATACCAGTGCAGGTGACAACGAAATATTCAAAGAAATTCTTGAAAAATCTGATGGGGTTTCGTTCATAGCCACATACCAGAAGTATTCTACAGGTATAAGCATCAAAAACCTGCATACTATTATGTTCTATGAGCAGCCTGCCGGCGATATTAAAATGATCCAGTCAATCGGCCGTGGATTACGGCGTCATCTAAGCAAGGTCACTGACAAACCGGTACGCATTATCGATTTATTCACGGATAAGAAGTATAGTAAACGGCACAAATCCAAGAGAATCAACACCTATGAAGAGGAAGGGTTTAGGATCATACAAACTACTTTCGATATGGTTAATGGTTTTGTGAATTAACATATCGGTACTTCTAACCTAAATATTCATCGACAAGTGTCACACATTTAACCGGAGAAACGCATATGGCTGGCAAAGAAGACCAATTTGATGACGAAACCCTCGGCGACGAATTCAACCTCGGCGATGAAGGCGGCGATGAAGGCGAAGAGTTTGGTATGGAAGACGCCGAAGGCCTGGACGAAGAAAACGACTCGGCCAAACTCGACCAAATCAAAAGTGCCGTCGAAAACCTGGAATCCGAGTTCGAAAGCCTGAAAGGTCTGGTCGGTCTTGGTGACGAAGAGACCGACCTATCAACCGAAGGTGACAACGACCTCGGCGAACTCACCGATGGCGGTGAAGGCGATGGTGGTATGGAAGCCCTTGGCGGCGAATTCGGCGGCGATGACTTCGGCGACGAAGGTAGCGACGAAGGTGAAGGCGATGAAGGCGACGAAGGCGAAGGCAACGACGACGAAGAAGACGAAAACAAACCATTCGGCGAATCGGTCGATTACGACAAGTACTTCGAAAGCTATGTTGCCGCTGCCAGTAAAGAAGGCGGTGACACCGGTGCTACCAAGGTTGACGGAGCTCTAAAAAATCTCAAGTCAGCTCCAAAGGTTACTGCGGGTACCCCCACCCAGACCGGTACCACTGGCGGCCCCGCCGAGAAATTCGGCACTGCTGCTAAGCATGCTACCAAAGATGTTCCTGCCGGCAAGGAAACCAAATTGGCCGATAAAGGCCAAAAGGCTGTTGGTAAAGCCGGTGGCACCGGTGGCCCAGCTGAATCACAATCCACTGCCACCAAACACACCAAAGTCACCGCTCCGGTTGACGACGAGCAGGACTCATTCGAAAAGAGTGGTGTCAAACTTCTCGACGCTCTCCCCTCAAAACTGGTGACACGTGAAGGCTTCATGGCTCAGGCTTCGAAGCTGTTTGACGAGAGTTTTGACGGCTCGTTTAGAAACGCTGCCGCTAAACAAAAGGCCCCTGCCAAGAAGTAATACAACTCTGCCTCGAAAGACCGCCCCGAAAGGGGCGGTCTTTTGTATATCCATACTCGACTAAATATCATTCGACAACCATGGAATAACACATGAAAAGCCTTTTGTACTACGTTGGTGTTAAACAGTTTGGCGAAGCCTTTGAGGACCCGAAGGAAAAAACTGTAGATGATCTGGCAGACGTTGGCCCAGAATCCAGCAGTATTGCTGCCGAAATGCTTGAACGGGCCAAAAAGAACAAAAACATTCCCTTTAGAGTTGTTGCCTACTCGGATACCCCTATTACTGAGTCAGAGCTTGCCTCCGTGGCCAACGTGGTTGGCTCCACCTTTAAAGTCAAAAACGGTCCAGATAGTAGCCCATATTTTAACATCTCGGTTGCCGCCCGTCTAAGCAATAACTATAAAGTGGTTCTTCTCGGCCCAAAAAGATTGGCCCAAAAAGATAACAACAAAGTCGATTGTGATGTTCTTATCTTCAAAAACATCCCGGTATATACCGATGTTGAAGCAGACATAGACATTGGTGCCCAACCAGATGGTAACAGCCGTATTCTGTCGGTAGTTGCTGCTGATCTGGCCGGTTTGGCTAAAAGATGCAATGCCATGTACTTCGTTAAAGACGACACCGATGGTATTCAGAAAAAAGCTGTTGAAATAGCAATTACCGCTTTGTATAAAATCTCTACTGTACTAAAACTACACGAGGCGTCTATCAAATCTGGCACCAGAAACCCAGCTGACATATACAAGGCTATAGAATCAGATAACGACGTAAACCGGATTGTGTCTTCAATCTGTGACTTACCTACCGGTGGTCGTTCTGTTTTTGCCGACAAGCTACAAGCCGCTTTAGATGGCCAAAACCCGGAGGTGGACAACGCTGTAATTGGATACCTAAAAAAATCCCAGCATTTTATCCGTGTGCATGTGGCCAACCACCATAACGACTTCCTGGCTAATAAAACTGGATTCTCCGGTGTTACGTCAAATATGTCGTTATCGTTAATCGATAGCACTATCTCAAATAACAAGCAAATCGACGAAACGATAGCTATGCTATCGGCTGTCGTCCCAGAAAGCTCTGATAAAATCCATGATATGAGTGTGTTATCAATTGTTTCCGATCCGTTTGTCAACACTAACCAACAAACTCAAAAACTTATCAAGTTGAAATTCCCAGACGCTGATTTATCTGGGCCTCTTCCTGTGTTTACAAACGTCATCGGCGGCTCGGTTTCACGTAAGCCGGAACAGCAGGGGAGTGAAGTTTCTAAGGCTATGGCCGATGCCGTTACAAAACTAAACCCGGCCATCGTTATTGTCATGGCCAGCACCGACCAGCATGTAAACTCGGTATCCAGCGTCAACGGGTACAAGATGGTTGACAAAGACAAATTGCAATACGGTTCAGCATCAATGGGTGCTCTTGGTCCAGATATCACCCTTACTAAAATGTCGGAGGAGTTGAAGAATATTGCTGAGGAAACCAAAAACGAAATCAACGACACCGACGCCAGAAAGATCGGCGATATTGCTGGGGCAGTCAGCAAGATTGAACCATACCTTGAAGATATCCCAATGCTGTTAAACACACAGTCAAAGCTGGTTGGTTCAATACTAAAATACTCAGAGTCGCCTAAGGGCGATAAAGCCTCAACTAACGTGTTGAAAGTGCTGGAAGATCTATCATCGTCAAATAGCAGCTACAGCGATGCCATGCGAGGTCTGAACAACGTTGTTTCGGTTTTGAACCGATCTGGGTTTAGTGAAGCGGCCAGCCTGGTTGAAACTAAAATACACCTCGCCGACGCCGGGATGGTTAGTATTCGCAACCAGCGTAGAGATATTGGTGGGACCAACCAACCTGATCAGGGTGTACACGACGTGCCGATGAGTAAATCAACAGTTTCATCGTCATATGACAAGACTGTCACTCATACCGTTGTCGAAATGTACGAAAGGCTATCTACACTAAACGATGCAGTTGGCATCGATAGATATTCTAAAGCCCCGGAGAAAACCAACGCTAAGCCGGAAGACGTTGCCACCCGCAGCAAATATATCCACGACGTAATCATACCATGGGCCGAGTCGTTTGTTAAAGTCGCCTCCGATATGCAGACATCAACAGCTAACTTAGTGAACCAGGTAAGAGAGGCCTGTTTAGTCGAGACGGCAACAAATCTAGGTACCGACAGGTTATCGGCCCTTGTTGAACAGTACGAGTATATCAACGACATCGTTAACGCGATTAAGGGTTACGAGGCCGAGGCTAAAAGTAAAACCGGTATCGACACGTCGGTGGTCAGAAACATTGTCTCCGTTGGTTACGGCCAAAAAGGTGTTGACCTGATTAAGGGATCGGGCGTTTATGCTGAGAGATTTGAGAACGCCAAGAATGTCACCGCTTCGCTCAAGCTGGCTAGAACGCACGACCAAACAAACGAGTTTACCGGTGGCAGGGCAACACATGCTGTGGTCGCCAACGACAGTAACCGTGGCAAGAAACAACGCCCCAGTGAAAACAAAGCGCTGGCATTACTAAACCAACTGGGGTTCTAACATGAAACTTTCATGGCTTTTGAGCGAAAAATACGACCACCTGGACCAATCAGTTTGTGCCGAGGTAGACGCCGTGTTTGACCGTGGTATTCGTGGATATGTGTCAGACGGAATGTTCGTGGTTTCCGAGTCCGGTGGCGTTGTCATTGATCAGTCAAAATTGATGTGGGTTGGCTCCGACAGCCTACTTGGTGTGGTGGCAGAGGCGTCGTTTAACGCTAGAAACTCAGCCAACTCATCAACCAGGCTTGAGGAATACCAGGGATTGGTAGACATCTCTAGCTCTGGTTGGCTATCCGACCCCAAGAGAAAACCGTCAGACAGTGATGTCTTCCTTATTAGACTGATGTGGTCGGTTGACCCAGAGTTTGACTACCGAGTAAGCGATGCTATTGCTCAGTTCAAAGAATCGGTTGAGAAATCGTCTATCAATATGCTGTTTGAATCAGCAGACATTACCACCGACTACCAGAACGTGATTAACAACTTGATGGCCCCGTCATCAAAACCGTATATTGCTTCAATGATGAATAACCAAATGGAATACCATGGGGTATCACGCATTTTGGCCGGCTCTAAGGGTATTATAGAGTTACATAAAGGAGCACCAGAGGCGCAAGCCAACAAAACCGGCTATTTCAAAAACTGGGTTGAAAACATCACTAAGCAAACCGAAAAGGTAGCTCTGGAAATATTCAACCAAAAATATGCCGGCAAGGGTATGGACCAAAACGAGTATATCAAGGAATACCAGACTGTCGTTTTGTCCGCCGTTGCAATAATCAGCAAGATGCTGGCCGACTCATATGAAAAGAAAAGTATGCACCAGCAAAGTATTTCAATGGGTTTACTTGCTGGTCTGGCTAGAACCAAGATGAAGAACCTTCATCTGGCTGACACATATCTACCAGGTTTAAGTGACGCCGTAAACCAGGGTGCTCTGGCCAACATGGTACAGTCTGAGTTTGACGACATGCATGCCTACTCGGTTGGCGGAGATTCATCGATGACCGGGCTAGTCGAACCAAAGTGGTTCAAAACTACCATCGTTTGCAGCCATAAAAGCGTCCCATCTGCTATGCTAACTTTGCTTGAAAAAACCGGTAAAGTGATTATGGCGTCAGGTTTCTTATCAACCTTTGGCGAGAAGGCCAGGAACCCGGTAGAGGTGTTTAAACTTCTACCTGACATCGGCGGCAATAACGCCGCCATTTGGGTGGTTTCATATGGAAGCGAAATCAGCAATGACAGTAAAGGTAGACAGATGGCGTCTGCCACCGACCAATACACCAGAGCTGCCCTGCGTAGAGAAGTTTCTGCTAGAAAACGAAGAGGAGATGCCGTTATCTATGCCGGCCCAGACGCTGCCAGGTTAAGAAAGATCTGCGGCGATATGGATAACCTATCCGATGGCTCAGACTATGACAAAGAAATCGTAAGATCGGCCGAAAAGGACAAATACGAATCAGACAGAGAGAAGAAATTCTCAAACGTGAAAAAGCATTTATCAGGTGAAGAAGGCTATGATAACCCACTTGGCACATGGTACGGCAGTCTGGCCGACAAAGTTGCCAAAGGCGCTGACGCGTTTGCCGGTTTAATTGGTAAAAAAGGTTCGGCCCGTGACATGCTTAAAGGTTCATATGCCAACTGGGCCAAGAAAAACGAGTATGGCAAGAATACACTACACCGGTCAAAACAAAACTTCGCCGATAAAACACCACGACCATAAATAACTACACAACTGGAGATTTATTATGTTTGGTGACGACGACGATTTTGAACTGATCCAAGAAGCGTTCAACAGCAGGTCTAAGGTTCGTGAACCAAAGATCGCTGCCCCAATATCTGACGAATCAGGGCCGGTTAAAAGTAAAGATGCCGTTCCGCAGGCGATCAAACAAAAAACCGCCCAGGCCAACTCGTGCCTACCAAAGGGTACGGTTGAAACCAAATGTATTGCCCCACATAATGATGAGGTTCTTGACCCAGACATGGATGGGGCTCCCGGCAATACCTTTGACGGAGGTCCGCGTCGCAAAATGAAGGTTGGGCCGTTGGAAAAGGCCAGAATCAAGAAGGAATCGTTCTACGGATCAACATTTGTGGAATACTTCGAGAAGGATTACCGCCCAGAAAACAAAGCATCCGGGGTAAGGAACAAAGGTACAAACGGAGAAGGTCCTATCCGTTGTGGTTACTGCTCCGGCTCCGGTAAACGTGGTTTAAACCCTTGTGGCCATTGTTCCGGTTCCGGTAAAGTGCTTATGAAAACGTCTACACCATTAAACTGGGAAGGCGACCTGGTCAACGGAACGAAATCTGGAAAAAATGAACCTCTTAAAGGAGATAAAAAATAATGTCACAGTTCAACGAAGAAGTGGGTGTTTTTGAAGAGCAATTCAGCAAGATGCTCAATGAAGGCACTATCCACAACGAGGGTATTTGGGATACCATCAAGGCTGCCGGGTCTGGAATATCGAACGCAGTCAAACAAAGCGATACTGGGCAGAAAATTGCCTCTACCGCTGCCAACGTTAAGCAAGGATTCCAGGACAGCAAGGCTGCCAGCGAAAAGGCCGCTGCCTTAAAGGCCTCAACCCAAAAAGTTAACTCCGCTCGTGATGCATACACCAAAGCCGGAAGCAACTTTAGTGAGTACCTAAAATCTGTACAGGCATTCATTGTTGCATCGGCTGAGGATGATAAACTGACCGGTAAAACTACTGCCAGCGAAAGACACGAAAAAATCAAAGCACATATCATAGACGCCACCGGTAGGTTCCTGGACGCCGCCCTAGCTAAGTCAGCCCCAGCCGCCGCCCAAGCCGCCCCAGCCGCCGCCCCAGCCGCCCAAGCCGCCCAAGCCGCCCCAGCCGCCCCAGCCGCCGCCCCAGCCGGGGTTGGTGGTGCCGCACAAACAGTGGCAACAGAGTCGCGTAAACTTCGCAAGTAACGAAAAACCCCGGTATTGCTACCGGGGTTTTTCATGCCGATGTTTGGTTTATCAGCCGCTGTATCTAGCAGACACGTCATCGAGTGATGCGTTTACAATACCACGAAGGATACTAGCTGCTGTGGTTTTGGCTTTTCGTTCGGCCACGGCTACCGACTGACCGTCGGAGGTGGTTACCAGAGCACCGAAAGCCCGTCTAAGATTTTTTGATGACTCGGCGGTTTCGTTGGTGTCGGCAGACTCGACAGCCGACACCATTGAGTCAATTTGGGTTTTGCTTGAGATGACAAAACCGTCAATCATCTTGGTTAGTTCTTTGGTGAGTTGATCTTGCAACTCTTGGGCCACGGTACTATCAGCAATCGCTCTTTCCTGTCCACCAAGAGCCTGGACAAATTGCTTCATGGCCGACTCAGTAACCACCTTGCCGGAAAGCATCCGGTCAAAGTGACCGCCAAATTCGTTGATTTCGTCTCTCATGTTATCCCCCGTACTCAAATTGCTTGGTAAACTCTTGAATGATTTTTTGATTTGGGGTGGTGCCTTCGACAACAATGATGTTGACTTCGCCCTTTTTAGCCCCCATGTGGTCCATGACAAAATCGCGTATTGCGCACGACTTGCCAACGGCATCATTGATACTAGCCAGTTTGGCTGTTAACTCTTCCGTTACGTCGACCGTACTGATCTTACCGTTGTCTGAGATTTCCAGTTTTCCACCGGAGTGCACTTTAACCAGTATGTTTCGCATTGTGTTGTCCCTCTCGGGTATTTATTAAAGTTCCATAAGTATGATATAACGCCGGTGGTAACATGTTTATTTTTTGTGAAGTCAACTCAGACAAAGTGATCGATAAGATCAGAGATTTGTTCAAACAAATCCACAAATCCCACCTGTACACCGACGAACCTGGGTATGGCCTAGAGACTGAGCCACACATCACCGTACATTACGGTGTTGAAGAGACCTCCGAAAACATAAAGATCGTCACCGACATTATTTCTTCGTCAAGAGGCCCCGTTGAGGTTGAAGTTACCGGCATGGGAATCTTCGAGAACGAAAAGTTTGATGTGTTGAAATTCAACGTGAAGTCGGCCTTACTGGAAGAGATTCATGATAAAATCGGTGAGCAGACTGGCACCAAGTGGGACTTTGCTGAGTATGGCCCGCACATCACCGTTGCATACCTAAAATCTGGGTATGGCAAATACTTTGTAGACGGTGTTAAGTTTAGTAAGTTCACCATCATGTCGCCTAGTCTGGTGATGCGTACAGGTGGCAAACTTGGTGAAGAGAAACACGATACTGTTGTGTCACTCAATAACTCGAAGGCTGTTAAACGCGTCGATTTTAAAGACGCCGCCGTTTCAAAATGGTGGATCGGCAAAGCCGGTGAAAGCGCTGAAAAGAGAATGATTCCATACTACATGAAGGATCGCATGTGTTGGGGTGTTGCTTTGGTTGGCCGAAACAAATCAGAAGAAAAGCGGGCTCTAAACCTGTTCATGTCTACTGTAATGAAGACATCCATCAGACCACGTTTCATCGTCCTAAACCGAACCGACAGCGAGCATTACCTCACGAACCCGGATAAGGTGGTATTGCCTGTTGACCAGACCAACCCAGACTCGGTTAGTGCTGAGATGGGACTTGATGGGGCTACCGAGGACGAAGAAGGACCAGACCTGGCTGATATCGCCGGTGCTGATATGGCGGCTCGATAACATGAAAAAGGCCGGTGGTACCAAGTTTTCCATTAGGCCTAAACCACAAAAACCGTGCGACTACGTTCCAAAATGGGTGACCAACGAACGTTCGGCTGGAGTTTACCACCTGTATGACGAACCGGTGAGAGTAACGACGAAGCGTAGCAGAACTTGACAAGCTTTTGTGTGAGAATCTTGTAAGAGTTCAAATCGCAGTGTAAATTGAAACAAGACGGCCAGCAGCTTGTTGGCGTCGATTAAGAACACGAATACGGAGCCACCGCCATGAAATTCAACATCTCTAACGACGCTATCTGGACCGAATACGAATTTGGCACCGCCAGAACATGGCTGATTAAAGAGGCCATTACCGCTTTCACCTCTGGTTCACCCGAGTGGGCTTTGGCTAACAAAGGTAGCCCAATCGCAAAAGTTTCGTTTAAAGACCTGTTTGCCAAGTGGGAAAAAGAAACTAGGGCAGCTATTGCCGATTTCATGCCCGATAAAGAAAACCCTGAGTTCGACTGCTTCGGCAACGAAATTGCAGCAATCCATGACGATTTTGATATTCACCCCGTTATCGAATATGTTGATGGTGAGATGGATCAAATCAAATCCGTCCGAGAATCAAAATTTGTCGAATGGTTCCTGCGTGACAAGGGTTATGACCCCGAAACTGGTTCTTTCCTCATGTGGTTGGATACAAAATGGAAAAACAAAGCTGTTGGTGGTATGGTGCTGATCTCGGCCAGATGGCAGAAGATGAAAGAAGACGCCAACCAGGCCAAATACAACGAATTTCTTGAAGAGGCAATCAGCCTCGGAGCTGAAAATGCCGATGTGGTAGCGTATCGCCGCTTGTCATATCCCACCTCACCTTACAACGACGATGCTGCGTTTGAAATTTGGTTGGCTGAGAAAATTGTCGCTGACAATAAGCTGGAAGACGAATCAACCACCACCCGATGCGACGAAGTGTCTACTGTCCTGTCTAAGGCCATGATGGCATTCTCGGTCAAATGCCGCCAAGCCGAAACCAACCAACTTGATGGAGAGGGTATCACCGCCCTGTTCAACACCTGGTGGACCGGAATTGTCGGTCAGGTTGCCGAGGCTGTTGGTCTACCCGCCGATTCTGCTGAATTTGCCAACACCGCCGCATGTATCAACTACAAGGTACCAGTTATTCCGGCTACCGAGGCCGAATTCCAGGAAGCTATTTCTAAGGCCAAACCATCATTCAGAAAACGCGATGCAGTTGGTCTCGATGTAATCCGCGACGAAGTTAAGAAGATGATGGAGTTCAAGGTTAGTCGCGGTATCAGCTGTGGTCGTCCCGGAACTGCTGCAGGCCGTTATGGTGCCGGGGTTGGCAACATCGCCTCTAAAGCGTATGGCAAATGCGGGACCAAGGAACCGAGCAGCAACACCAAAGGGATGCCGGCTATTGCCAACGATGGCAAATCGTTCAACGCTTACAACTGAGGACATGACATGAGTGTCAACTATACTACCAGCTGTGAAATTGGTAACCTCTTAAGGGAGGTGTGTGAAACTACCGGAAAATCATACGCTGAGGTTGAAAACCGTGCGTTTAAGAACCACATTTATCCAGAAAGTATAAAAACGGCAATATCCGTAGAACCGGATACACTATACAACGACTGGTTATATGATGCGATTCGCGAAATTATGAAGAGGGATGGTGTCAGGTACATGTATATCACCGAAGACATCTAAGCAACCCAGTACTTCACCGTGATACTACACCCTGCCCTACCATTGGGTAGGGTGTATCGTTTACGTTTGAACCCGGCGATAGTAACGACGGCATCATCTGTGTTTAGGATAGCCAGTATCGATTGCTCGATGTTATAATTGCTAACCTTTTCACCATCGAAGATAAGCTTTGACATGTTATTTCTTTCGACTTTTCGATACAGGAATCTAATCATACCGTGCCTCCAATGTCTACACGGATTTAGTGCGCCTAAATACCATATCACAGGAGAATTACTATGGCCCGCACCGACGCATTTGACAACGAGTTTGACAAGTTCCAAAATATGTTCGATGCGCAAATCATCGAGGAGGGGAAGGTTTGGGATAAAGTCAAACGAGGAGCAAAAACCGCAGCAGTAGTTGGTGGGGTTGGTCTAGGTTTAGCCGGTGCTGCCAAGGTGAATAAGTTTGTCAACGACAACGAAAAAGCGGCCCAGGAAGAAGCGGTTGCTCGTGAACCAGCCCCTGATGATGGTTCGAGAAAACTCACCAAAAAAGAGTTGGCTGAGCTGAAAAAAGAATCCGTTATTATAAAAGAGGGTATGGATGACGTTGGCACCATCGACGCCAACGAGCATGATATCGAGTATCTCCCGGCCGAAATTGATGAACTGGACCAAGAAGTTGAAAATATTGATACATCAAACGGAACCGGAAGTATCGAGGCCCTGGCCGAAGTAATCGATAAAAACGTGGCTATCCTCAGTTCGTTGGCTGATGACTTAATCGGTGTAGTTGAACGCGCAAAAATTTCTGAAAAACGCGCCGAAGACCTGTCCAACCTGGTTACCAACCTACGTCAACGTGTTGATAGCATCCAGAAACAAAGCAGCTCCACCGCCAACGACACTATGGTCGCCCTCACCCAGAAGATTGCCCAGTTAGAAAGTAAGATCGGAAAGCCGCAAGCGGCCACTCCCCAGATTTCTCCAGAGAAAAAGAAAAACTTCTTGTCAAACTTCTTCTAACAACTTGACAAACGTTTAAAGTTGTTGTAAAGTAAAGTACGAACTTTAAAACAGTTAATCTCCTCGGCAAGTCGGCAACCAAGCTCTTTATCTGGAAGCTCTTCGGAGATGGTGAAGCATCCGAGCACCGCGACACCCACAATCTGGATCGGCTCAAATACCAAGATACCTTTTAGCCCCTTCCTTATCGTACCTTCCGGATTTCACCTCGTTCTCTTCCCACCACAAAGGTCTCAGGTTTGTGTGGTGATTCAACTTTACAACCAACTGGCAGTGGTGCTCTTCTGAAGTAGCAAAATCATCTGCGGCAGCGATTGGAATAACATGATCAAGACACCACTTACCTTGACCTCGTCCGTAATTTTCTAAAGTCATTCCGCCAGTGAACTGTGCTACAATGTATGTGAGAAACTCCGGTGTCGTACAACCAATGATGTTATGAGTCCTGGCATCTTTCTTTGAGTTCCATATCAGCGATCTTTTGAATGTGTCAAGAATTAACGATCGCATCCTACATATAAACCTGAACTTGTGGTTTGATGCTTTCCTCATGGCCGTTGCCTCGGCGATCTTTTCTTTGTTGTTCTTTTTATAGTTTTGGTTAAGCACTTTTTTCTTGTCTTTGTTTTTACTACACCAATCTTTTTGTCTCTGGTTGTTCCTTTCTTTGTTTTTTATTCTATACTCTCTGTCGCATGCCTGCTCCCAACTACCCTCCCATACAACGCCTTTGGCAACAACTCTGGATTTTTTCATTCTAATTGGTAGTACCGGTTTTTCGTTGTGCATCGTGTGTGCCCCGTTTGGTTTTTATTATTTAAAATAGCGCCGCTGGAGATAACGCGCCACGCCCTCGGCAGAAGTCCAGTAGAAGGCACCAATTTTTAGAGGCACTGGTGGTGAAATGGCAGCCACGGCAGTCTTAGAAGCTGCTGCCGAAAGGCGTAGGGGTTCAAGTCCCCTCTAGTGTACCAAAATCGATAAAGTTGTACTAAATAAAGCATGAACAAACCGGAATCAGCAATGTCAAACAAGCAGTCACAGAATAAGCAAAACTCCACATCAAGTGGCGTCTGCTATTCGTATTGCAATAGCTTTAACGTCACGACATAAAATCCGGATCAGAGAAAGTCACCATTTGGCTCCTCCCGGAAACGGTAGGAGCCAAAAAGTTTTAAAGGAAATGAAAGGAATTTGAGAGATGCAGCGGAGGGTTACGCACTCATGGTGGGTGTCACAGTCTTGAAAACTGAGGGTCCGAGGGATCGGATGGGGATCGTTACCTCAGCTCTCCGCCAACATTTTGTCGATAATTGAGCAAATGATGTCAACGAAAACGGCGGATGATTTCGCCGAGAATTGTTTCTGATGAGAGGTGTCAATCACGCAAAGAGAAATCCCGCGTTTTTGGCACTCCAGGAACTTATTCTGATCGTTCTTTAAAATACTATCAAGTTTTTCTTTTCCGTAGATCGGTTCGAAATGGAAGATGCCGTTCAGTTCTATTCCCACCTTAAGTGATGGAATGAAGATATCTAATTCCGATTCGATGGCGTCTTTGCGATTGAAGTGAAATTCCAAAGATGGGTATCTGATCAGTAAAGTGGTTTCAAGAAACACCTCTAACTTGCTTTTTGTTGTACCATGTTTCTTGTGTTTGTTATTATACCTTGTTCCGCATGAAATCGAACAAAACCGATTTGTGGTTTCGTGGGCCATCACTTTTACGTCAACACCACACTCCGGACATGGATTAATAGTAAACGAACGTCGTGATAACCAGGTGCATTTCATTGAGCAAAACGCTTTATCACATTTCTTAGCCTTGTTTGAGTTTTTTAAACTTTTAAAACATTCGGTGCCACATTGATCGCATATGACTTTATAGGTTCGGTTTGGTCCTTTGACATCTAAGAAGTGCGGCATGCTGCCTCCGGAGCGGGTTTGATTTGGGGTACTTACTTCGAATCCTTCAAACTCCGCTGTTAAGAACATTGAAACTCCCGTAACTTGCCTTCTTGGTCCTAGGCCTCGGCAAGAAACAGCTTCCCCGGACGCTGGCGGCACCAACTTCAAAACGAGGTTGGCAAAACTAAGAGGCGGTGCACAGCCTTAAGGACCGGGAACATTTTTGAGACTGGTATTAACGCACAAGGTGTGCGGCCGAGCTGTTAACTCGTGTGAGCCTGGTTCGATGCCAGGAATACCAGCCATCAAATCAGTGTTGGGGAGAAGATCTTTCCAGGGTTGATTTGATGATGCGGTATCCTAATGGTAAGGAATCAGACTGTAAATCTGACGCTCTCCGGAGCTTGGGGGTTCAAGTCCCTCCCGCATCACCAATTTACTGTGCGTCGGTAGCTCAACTGGCTAGAGCTCCCGGCTTTTAACCGGATGGTTGAGGGTTCGAGTCCCTCCCGACGCACCATTTTCAACAACAAACGTCTCGGTAGCTCAGCTGGTAGAGCGGCAGATTGAAACCCTGCAGGTCATTGGTTCAAACCCAATCCTTGACACCAACTTCGGAGAGATAGAATGAAACGCGAAATCTTTACTTTTCAGCAAGGCCATAACATCACTGGGTGTTGCCCTGGTCACGACACCTGGCCCAATGACACCTATCGCAGCAACCGCTCAAAACGGGCCAGAGCCAGAGACATCAAGAAAGAACATCGGTACGTCAGACGAATTCTGAACAGCCGACTCAAAAACGAAACCTTCAAGGTGGCATAACCATGGAATTCAAGGTAAAAGTTCTCGATTTTGGTGTTCCCACCTCAGCTGGGTATATCTACACCAAAGAAGTGGTCGATAAGGCTATTGAAGCCAGAGAATTGTCGGAGAAATTCACACCTGGTAATATCGGCAATAACGGAGATAGTGTCAGCTTACAGGATACATCGCACCTATATAAACTTTCACACGACGGCACTACGTTGTACGCTGACATCAAAACCGTGCCGAACCTTGAACAGGGTGCACTTTTCGAAGGACTGGTTAAAGAAATCGGGCTGGATAACCTGAAATTTGGAATTCGTGGTATCGGCCATGTAGATAATATGGTTATTTCTAATCTACAAATTATTGACGTTTCAGTTGTTAATCTGCCATAACAGTTTTCTGTCCCCTTGGCCGAGTGGCTTAGGCACCAGTCTGTCGAATTGACAACGCACGTTGCTACTAAATATCGTTACCAATTCGAGGAGAGCAAAAAATGTCAAGACAAGTTAGTAGAGAAGAAATTGTATCCGCCGTGGCTTCTTCCAACACATATCTGCAGGTAGTTGGCACTCTTCTTGGGGATGATCGGCGCAGCAACTCAAGCAAACTAAGATGGTTTAAACGTATAGTGGCCACATACGGTATCGATATTGACGGGTTAAAAGCCAGGTCTTTAAAGCACATCTCTACAAACGCTAAAACGTTAACCAGCAAGGTGGCTATATCACAAGATGTGGTTTTTTCCATAAACCACAATATTGGTAGACACATAGTAAAAAAGAGGTTGATGAGAGTTAAACCATACACTTGCTCTGGTTGTGGGATTGGCCCGTTGTGGATGGGCAACAAAATGTCTTTACAGATGGACCATGTAAATGGCAACAGACACGACCATCGGTTGGAAAACTTAAGGTTTATGTGCCCAAATTGTCACGCATGCACACCAACGCACTCTAGCATCAGAAACAACAAAGAGTATTGTGATTCGTTTAGTGAAAGATATAAATGCCAATGCGGTGGTGTTAAGAAAAAACCGTCATCTAAAACGTGTGTAGAATGTAAAAATGCTAATCAAAAAACCAAGAGGATTTTTAATCCAACAAAAGAAGAGTTAACTATGATGCTGTCGTCCTGTGGTGGAATGTCTGGTGTTGGCAGAGCCAACTCGGTATCAGACCAGACAGTCAGAAAACGGGTTATTGAATTCGGTATCGTTGCTTCTGACTGGAAATAATTTAATTCGGGATAGTGTAGTCTGGTTAACATATCAGCCTCATAAGCTGAAGATCGCTGGTTCAAATCCAGCTCCCGAGTCTTTTCGCCTCCTTAGCTCAGCGGTACGAGCAGTCGCCTTGTAAGCGTCAGGTCGTCGGTTCAACCCCGACAGGAGGCTCCACTTTTAAACCAACCGGAGGTATACCATGAAACAGCTTTAGGTCAACCCTGAAGGACCACTATCATGGCCAAGTTATGGAAGAGAGCTGAGAGATTGGACGGCTGGACTAAACAGCCACGCGATAAAAGAAAATACCGCGAGTATAATGTCTGTATTATTGTCTCACCTGGTAGCAAATGTGATTACAAGAAGGACGCGACGCGGATCCATCGTAGAATTGCAAAATGGATGGAGCAGACCGGGGACGATACCCACTGCCCAAAAAGACGTGACAACAAGTCAACCGGTTGGGCCACCTAAAGAACGCGGTAGTTGCACAATAGCAGCTACCGCGTTACCGTATACCAACCAACAGGAGAACCAATATGCCTTGTAGCGACGGCGGACAAGCCGAATACGAACGCGAACGCGAACACAACGAGATGAGGGAGTTGCTGTGTTCAACCTGCCGCATCCTGGCTGCGCATGGTTTTGACTTCGGCACAAACCCGCAGCTAGACCGTTGGTGGAATAACCACAGGAAGGAAGATGAAGCCCGTGAAATGGCGGAAGCAAAAGCCCGGGTTGAGAAAAACATTGCTGTTGAATTGACCAAAAAACCACTCGCTGAACTGACGTCTACCGACCGTCAGCTGTTGCGCAAATACAACCTACTTTAAGGACGATACAACATGACAAACAGACAAGCTCACGAGAAGGCCGCAGGTATGAACCTGGATGATGCATTTTTTGCCCATGCCGGCATCGATCCTGATGCTGAGGCCCCAGAAGAAGGTGACTTCAAACCGTTCACCTCAGACAAGGACCGAGAAGACTTCTACGAGAAATCCCCTTTCATGATGGCGTCAGACTTTAAACCAAAATTGCCTAACTTTGGTATACTGCAGGGTGAACCTGCAGCCACTCTGATTCGTCTTCTTGTTCCGTCCCTCAAAAAATGCTGGCCAATGATTGCTCCGATAGCTGCCATTGACGGCAAAGTCGCCTTAGCCAAATCCTTTAAATCTGATTCCATACTTGAAGTTATCAGTTTCTTGTCTAAACTGGAAGAAGTGGCCATTTACCAACTGCTGTTTGCCCGTGGTACTGTCGGCATCAGATATTGCGACATGATGGATCCAAACTTAAAGGGCTTCGACCTCACCATAAATGCCGAAGACATCATCAACGTTCAGCCTATGGGTAGTACCACCAACGCATTTGGTCTCAGAAAGCAGTACAGTCAGATAGAAAACGATTTCATCAACATGTCGGTAAAGGTAAACTACGATTATGCCCAGCTGACCCACCTGAAGGAAAAGTGGCGGCCACTGCTTAACCAAGTTGCTAAAGGGTATGGCAAAAACTTACCAGATATCGATTCAACATTTATGGTGTGCATGTGGGAAGCGTTGCATCCAACTAATCCGGCAGAAACAGAATACGATATTAAGCAACTTACCGATATCGTTGGTGGTGTACCAAAAATTATAATTCCGGTTATTGGTAGAGTTATGGCAAAAGCCAGCTATGATAAACTGAGTTCTTGCGTATGGAATAGCGGTTTAGACCACCCGGAAGATACCATTTTGGTCAAGATTCATAAAAACCGTGACATTAACGAGACTATCCACATGGCTGTTACAAACATCAAGGATGAAGCCAAAGATAAAGCTAGAGAGGAAGCTCTTGACCTAAGAAATAAGAAGAAACAATCTGACACAGAAAACAAGGAAGCAAAATGAAAAGTTACACCAAGAAGCCCGTCACCATCCAAGCCGTTATCTGGGATGGCAACAACCTCCACGAAGTTCAAGCGTTTGTCGGCGACGGCAACTGGAAGCATGAACCGTGCGGCAATTGCCTTGGCATCATCACACTTGAAGGCGAGATGATGGCTACCCAGGGTGACTACATCATCAAGGGAGTAAAGGGCGAATTCTATCCGTGCAAACCGGATATCTTTGCACTGACATACAACGAAACCGGCAGCGGTATGTCGTTCTCTGATGCCCTCGCTGCTGTGAAAAACGGTAAGATTATTGCTCGTTCCGGATGGAACGGAAAAGATCAATTCGTGATGAAGGCTGGTGAATATAAGGTTCCCGCCCATCTTCTCCGCGCCGGCACCGTGATTACAAAGGAATTTCTTGAAGCCCGTGGTCTTGATGCAATGGAGATCGCTCCCCACCTTGACTTATGGAATTCGCAGAACGTTTATGTTTCCGGCTGGGCACCTAGCCAGGGTGATCTCTTTGCCAACGACTGGATCGTAACTCAGTAACTTGAAAAAGATTCGCCCAAACAATAAAATTTGTTATGGGCGGTTAGGCTAGTGGCAAACCTGGGAGTTTACACCTCCTTATCTGGAGTTCGATTCTCCGACTGCCCACCACTTTCATCACTGTGCCAAAACTAAAGGTCACACAGCGGAACAGCACCCCGCGCACAGTGGTGGATTCACCTAGGGCTCGTAGCTCAGCGGTCAGTAGCAGGAGTCTCATAATCTCTTGGTCGTGGGTTCAAATCCCACCGAGCCCACCAGCTAAGCGGTAAACATCATATGGGGAAAGGCAAAACGGAACCATATGATGTTTACCGTTTTTCTGTAGGTACGTTAAATGATGGAGGTGTCTTGTGTACGAATCTACTAAGTCAATTGTCAAATCAATAATGGGTTCATCGGTTGGAGATGGTACATACGGTATACCGACGGTAAAATTCGCCAACTTGAAAGAAAGCGGTAAGCTTAAAATTGGCAAGTTCTGCTCAATATCCGATAAAGTTGAAATTTTGATGGCCGGAGAGCACAACTACAAACTAGCTACAACATTCCCTTTCGATGAGTTTTTCACCGGCCAGACTGAAAACACCCACAGATTCAGTAATGGTGATGTCACTATTGGTAACGATGTGTGGATCGGCCACGATGTTCTGATTCTTTCTGGCGTCACAATCCCTGATGGCTGTATTATCGGTGCCGGCACAGTTCTCAGGAAGAGTATTCAAAGCCCTTATTCAATTGTCTGTGGTAACCCAGCAAAGGTGGTCAAGAAGCGTTTCAGCAAAGATATTGTTGATAAAATGATGCTCATTAAATGGTGGGACTGGCCGATGGACCGCATTAAATCAGAAATACCGTTTCTTCTGTCCGACGCCAAAACATTTGTCCAAAGGAATCACCCATGATTTTCCCACCATGCCCCATTGCCAACCGAGTGCTCAAAGGATTAAAGGGGGTTGAGATAGGTGGGTCAGCCCATAACACATTTGGATCTGGGGTAAACACCATCAATATCGACTATACCAAGGAAGTCGATTTCTACAAGCAGCAACAGGTCGAAATGTGTGGTTCATACATGCCGGTGGACGTTGTCTCACTTGGTGATTCGCTTCCGTTCCACGACAACGCATATGACTTTGTCATCAACAGCCACTGTATCGAGCATTTCTTCAACCCGGTGAAGGCAATAAAGGAATGGATTCGAGTCTCAAACAAGTATGTATTCATGATCGTTCCGCATAAAGAAAGGACTTTTGACTCACCTAGAAAGCTGACCACAGTTGAAAAGCTTATTGCTATAAACAATGGTGACATTACCATTGAACAGGCCATGGATAAGAACCATAAAAATTTTGACGCTGATTATCACTCGCTGCCGTTCAACCACAACAACCTATATGGCCACTGGACGGTGTGGACATCTAAGAACTTTGCCGAGATGTGCAATCACTTCGGGTTCAAAATTCTCCACATCGATGACCGTGATCTTAAGGTGGGTAATGGGTTTACCGTGATACTGGCCGCTAACGACGGTGTTGAACTGCCAGCAGAGGAACGAATTTTTGCTGAACCAGAGCCACCACGCCGACGCCGCCGCACTTGAATTATTAAACAGCTTAAAATATCTTGCCGTTCGGGAAACCAACGGCAAGAGGCGTATATGAACGAAGAACAAGCCATCAAGGATTACCAGGACGGATACATCACCATAGAACAGCTTAACAAAATTGCTAGTTCTTTCCATGCCATGAGAAACAGCAGACGTAGGACCTTTGAAGAAGGTCCTTGTATTGTTTATTCTCCATATATCCCACTTGTAAAAGACAGCCCTAACGGCTACAAATTACTGGGATACACCGGTGTTAATACTACTGGGCCAAGTAAAATATTTGCACCAAACATACCAAAGGATCTAAAATGAGTAACTTTTCAACCAGATTTCGCCGCTCACAGTTGATTCGCCATAACGAGAGACCGCCAAGCCTAATCCAAGTGATTCGTAGTGCCGTTACCGATGATCTGGACCAGCAGGCTATCCGGTGCATAACCGAGTATGAGATAAACACCGCTGGCCAACCGAAGAGCAGCTTGCCGAGTATGAAAAGCGACTTGACAAACCTGGTTGCCAGCTGTAAAGTGAAACACATTAGGGCCTGCCATGGTTTCGACGTGTGAGATGAGTTCCTGATCGCAAGCCGAGGTTGGTCAATGGCCTCGTAAAAATTGACCAAACAAGTAATTGACGAAAGTCTGTTGCAAAACGTAGCCTAATCGGCACAGCCGCCCGAACTGTACATCTAGTTCCGCCCGCTGACACGTAAAAGCTGATGCTTCCCTCACCTGGGTTAAGGTGAAGATCCCCTCCTCGGGTAGAGAACCCCTCCTAGGATTAGGCCGGCTCGGAGAGCTGCAAGGGAAGCTGAGGCGGAGAATTCCGCTAAGTCGCATGGCGGCAACCCTCCAAGAAGAACATGTGGCCAAGCTTGTAACGAAGTCGGTTATGATTTTCACACGGACAGGGGTTCGACTCCCCTCAGGTCCACCATTTTAAGAACATTGGTGTCCCGGATATCACGCCACCCAACAACGCGGTGGCAACTCCTCACACTCAACAGAGGTTTTATCCGGCCTGCCCGAAGGTCAAACGCTAATAGGGTGTAAAAGCGTGAGAGATCGGGACTTTTTCAGCCGGGGTAGTATACTAGTTTACTGGCGATAACATTGGACACTCCCAAACTCGGTGCAAATCCGAGCCCCGGCACCAGCTGATAACTCGAACATAGTTTAAAGTACGAAAGACGTCTGCCGAGGGTGCGCACCTAAAGCTTTCTACCCTTTCGGAATAAAACGGCCTGCGAAGGGACGGTTCCTGGTGAAATCCAGGTGTTTGAGCCATTTTGGTGGTTAAATGTTGAGAATTAGGGCGACCAACCCCAACGGCTCGTTTAATCACCAATTAATTTGCGCACGTAGCTCAGTTGGTAGAGCGGATGACTTCCAATCATCCTGTCGCGAGTTCGAACCTCGCCGTGCGCTCCATAACAGATGTGGTGTCTGTGGGGTTACGGCGGACATGGTGTCCGCCGTTTCTTTATAACTTGATACACGAGTAGAGTTTGGAAGGCAGCAACCATGGTTGCTGCCTTCTTCGTGTGTGTGGTAAATATGGATGACGCTGTGGCATCTCACCGCCACAGCGTCGTAACCAGCTAACCTAAGGAGCACACTGGTATGGAAGTACTTACCAAACGCTATTTTTATCTTTATCTCATCCGTGATTCTGTCACTGGATGCACATATCTTGGTCAGAGGTCCAGTAAGAAGCCTCCAGCCGAGGATATCGGGTACTGGGGAAGCGGTGTAATAGTTACTAACATCAGAAAAAGAGACGGCCTGGTAAAGCTAAGAGAGAGGTGTCCCAAATTAATATTGTTTGATCACTACCAGTCGCAGAAAGAACTAGACGAGGCGGAGGAATTCTGGATACAACAATATTGGGACCATGGGATGTCGGAATGGAACTTTAGTAAAGGACATTACACAAACAAGGACATTACTAGGCCATCGGCTGAGTTAGCCAGCGAGCGGTCTAAGAAGGCTGCGGCCTCTCGGACACCAGAGCAAAGAAGTGCCTCGGCTAAAAGGGCAACGGCATCAGTCCCGAGAGAGAAGTTGTTGGAAATGTGTAAAAAGTCTGGCAATGTTAATAAAATCAAACACTTCAACCAGCAGTTGGCGGATGATGTTAAAGCAGGAGTGCTTACGCATAAACAACTAATAGAGAAACATGACACCACCGGGTTTACTATCTCGATGTACAGGAAAAGACTTGGTATTGTCGCTGAGAATAAAGTGGTTGCTAGATACTGCTGTAGATGTGGCAGCAAACTCATAACCGGGCAAGAACGTTTTTGCTCGATGATATGTTCTAGAAAAGTTAATAGGCCGTCAGTAGAGCAGCTAAAAGACGATTTGGTTGGTAGTTCATTTTTAGCTGTTGGTAGAAAATATGGGGTTTCAGATAACTGCATACGAAAGTGGATAAAACTTGACAGCCATCTACGTAGCCGGTAATATTGGAATGAGACCTGCGCCCCGCCAACGGACTTCTAATCCGTCGTCACAAAACTAGGCGGAAGGAGACAAGAGGTTCAATTCCTCCGTGGGTTTCCAACTTTTACAGGAGATAGCCAATGTCGTGTCCAAATTGCCGTTCCGACAACACATGGAGTGATTGCACTGCCTGGGGATGCAACCAATGCGGATGGTGTAGTGTTCCATGCTTGAACAAGACGGCAACACCGTCGTCAGGGCAGTCAGGATGGTTCGAACCAGACGACTGCATGCCGTTGCCTGTTAGGGATTTGAGATACCAATACGACAACCACGAAGAGGAATAACCATGCCATTTCCAATCAAGCTTACCACCTTCCTTGGGACAAAGAAACGCAGCCCATGGTTGCGTCTTAAATGTGGTTGCTGTAAAGAAAAGGTAAACGTTTTACAGCATGTCAGAGATATCAACAAACCAGCAGAGTATACTGATAGAGACCTGGTCGAGATTGGCGGAGTTATTGCCACCCGAAAAGAGTGGTCGAATAAGGCGTATGAGCTTGGTTTGTGCGGCTTAGAAACCATGAAGTTCAACCACGTCAAATTAGGGTTTGGTCCCACCATTAGTGTCCCAACTACCGCCCAAAAGGCAATACTACTGGCTATTCAGGCCAACCATGAGTCATCCACCCGTCGTATTATGGATGGCCATGGACCGTTATTTGATATTTTTGGTCTCAACTCGGTGTTTTTCAACGGTGGTAGACAGGTTGGCCATAGCACACTGATCGCCAACATTGCTAATGAAAGTGATGTAGTTATTTGCCGTAAAACCGCTTGTGCCAAAGATATGAAAGACCGTGGATGCAGAGCCACAATTTTGGTTGGATGCAACACCAAAAGGTCTTTCAACGAACCGGTTAAACGGGTATTTGTTGATGATTATAGTTATTCATCTGACACTCCGGCAACAATACACCGTTTTGCTGAAACTGTTTTGAAGGCTGATATCAACACCAAATTCATTTACCTGGGGTAATACTATGAACATAAACAGCAAAATTCAGAAAATACTCAACCACCCACTCATTAACCATGCTAAAGCGGAGTGTGGTGAGTATGAAAACATTTATCTCGCCGATTCTCAATCTGCGGTGATTTCTGAGCTGATTGCCAAATATCGCACCGAAGGTGTCCATGTCTGTACTGGGCCGGTAATCAGTATCAACGTTGGGTTGATTAAACCGCATATTATAGAATCCGTCAAACACTTCAAATCACCGTTGCTTATCGCATCACCAACCTGGTACGCTTTAATGCAAGTGATGTTTGATACAGTTGAGTCCGAGTCTGAGTTCTGTTTGGGTGAGTCTATGCATGCCACCTTTACAGCAAGTATTGGAGACGTACATGTTGTAGTATGCCGTGATGTTATGGCTACAGGCGAGTATCTTCTTGTGGTCAATACCGACAACCTCAAATTCCATGCTATTCCGGTGGTTAAACTTGCAGTGGTAATCGAATCGAAGTAAACTTTCGATAAGAAAACGGGTTGGTATTTCAGTGGTAGAATCGGAGTCTCCAAAACTTCTGACGTTGGTTCAATTCCAGCCCAGCCCGCCATTTTAAGTCAGACCACGGTAACCTCGTTACCGTGGTTTGCGCTGTTGATGGTATAACAAATACCGTGTTTTACTAAATGCTTTTTAACCGCATTAGCGGATACCCCAAGTTCAACCCCGGCTTTTGTAAAGTTACCGTGCTTGATAATAACACCAACCAAAAATTCTTTTGTGTATTTTAATGGTGGTCTATACTGACCTTTCTTTTCTTTCTTTTTCTTCTTTGGTGGTTCTCCTGGGTCACCATCAACATATATGTTGGTATTAAAAATACTGTTCAAAGATAACACCAAACCTTTAACTCTAACCCTCTTTATTTCAGTTACCTCCACACCGAATCTTGATAGTATTTCACGATCTCTGTTTTCATCATACGCCTTGTCCTTTTCGGATGAATGCCATATATCACCGTCTATTTCTACTATTAACTTTCTACCGGGCAGGTAGAAGTCGGCGTTAAACCGACCAAAAGGTTTTTCATGCTCAAACGGTTCACCAAGTTTGGTGAACCAGGCATGGGCTAACCGTTGTGGGTAAGAAGGTCCAGATTTTAATGTCTTTCCCATCCGACGAAAAACGTTCATTTCTGGGTTTCTTTCTATCATAACCTTAGCTGCCTCCGATCTTGACTTCTTGACAATTAACCCAGCTTTGGCAGCAATATTTGAGAAGTGCATTGATGTGCCAAGAGTTGAGTTTACAATAACCGATGGTATACCAGAGTCATGTAACTTTTGCCACTCTGCCCATCCGGCACGGTCTAAGTTAATAGCAACCTTCGCCTTTACCGGAACACACCGTTCACACCTTTTGCTAGAATGTTTTACCCTACCAATCTCACCGCATGTTTTACATGCGTTCTTGGTATATCTGACTCTTGGTAAGTTATTTTTAGCCACTGGCAACCTCACGAGTTGTTGTATGTTGGTTAGGACCACGAACGGATTGAGCCTCGTTCGTGGTCCGTCTTTATTTAACTTGAACCATTATTTTAGATAAATTACGTTTACAACATAGCAGTCTGTGGCCTAAAGGCAGGGCGCCAAGTTTGGGACTTGGAGATTGAGGTTTCGAGATCCTCCAGACTGACCAATTACTCAACCAACCAGTTAGGAGAAAAGAATGAAAGTCGATTTTAACATTGCCATCATTGGTGTAAACGGAGAAGTTGAGGCCACCGTTTCAAAACGTCTTGGTCCTGATGAGGCCTCTGCTGCATACACCCTTCTCAACTGTGGTTTCGGGATGGTGGAAGTCGACGTCGACGCCAAGACCGCCAAAGTATGGAAGTAAAACTACTATTTGCTCTGGCAATGATACTCGCGACAGTTGGTTTGATAACCGGACACTGGTTGGCCAAGAACAGCGAGAATGGTGGTAGTCCCACCGAAGCCGAGAACAGCTCGGTTCACGAAACAGTACCGTCGCCAAGGTCCAGGGGCGAGGTAACCAACAGTTGGCCGATCCGATACTACGCCGCATGGTTACTTGGCCCCTGGTCTGGTAGTGGAATCGAGTCGAGATAACTCCTTGGTGCCCTGAAACCCACTTGAAAACCTGTTCATGATCAACAACCCCGAAGGAAAACAACACCTTCGGGGTTGTTGATTGACAAAACATAAGAATCGGGTTAACGTAAAATACTCACCACCAAACAAAGGATCGTGTAATGAAAGATATCTTCGTACCGGGCAAACTCACCTTCATTATGGATGGAGGTGCCGGCAGCAGCGGCAAAGGTTCCATCGGTGCCTTCCTGTGGAGCAAATTCCGCAGCAAGCATACCACCTTCACCGTCAATACCTTCATGAGCAACGCTGCTCACACTGTGATTGGTGATGACGGCGTCGAGCATGTATACCAAGCCCTGTCCTGTGTCACCCACACTGGTGAGTACAGCAAGCAATTCCTAGCTCCTGGATGCGTCCAAGAACTCGACGCTCTTCTGGGTGAAATCAAGAAATACAATGTAACCCCGTTCAAGCTCGGTATCGACCCGATGGTTGCCATCGTCCAACCCAAGGATATCGACTACGAGAAGGGTACACATGACTTCGACGGCAATGCCAAACTCAAGCAAGACTCGGCCAACCTCCGCCTTGGTTCCACCCTCCATGGTGTTGGTGCCGCCAGAGCTCGCCGCATGCTACGCCGCGATGATGTCGTTCTAGCCAAGGATATCGTCGAGCTTCGCCCATTCTTGTGTGACACCGCCAAAGAGATTTCAGCTCGTCTTGACGAAGGTGAATCGGGTATGTGCGAAATCGCCCAGGGATACCAGCTATCACTGTTCACCAAGTTCTACCCCAAGACGACCAGCCGCAACTGCACCGTCGCCGCCGCCCTGGATGACTGCATGCTGCCGCCGAAGTATGCCGGCAACGTTGTCATCAACTTCCGTACCTTGCCTATCCGGGTCAACAGTAACAAATACCTGTCTGCCGATGGTAAGGTGCTGACGTATGCCGAATACGAGGCCCTACCCGAAGGTGAGAGAACCATCGTTAAAGGCGACTCAGGTGGTTGCTATGACGACCAAGAGGAACTGTCTTGGGAGCAGGTGTCAGAAATGGCCGGTGCCCCAATCCGTGAGGTCACTACTCTCACCAAACTACCTAGACGGGTATTCTCGTTTAGCCGTAAGAACCTCATTGATGCCATTAAAGCCAACGATACCGGCCATAACATCTTCATCTCAGTCAACTTTGTCAACTACATTGACGCATCCGTGGCAGGAATACGCACCCCGGATAAACTGTCACAACAAACGTCTGGTTGGCTTGGTGAAAACGTCGTCTCGCCAATCATGAACCGTCTCAACGCCAGTACATCTACCCGCGTAGCTGCCTTGGTTCTTGGTACTGGCAAGCTTACTGATGACCGGGTTGTGGTCGAGATGAGATACAACTGATGAAGACAGCTATCTTCCTACTGGCCCCTGCGGGGGCTGGTAAAACTACAATGCTGAATTACATTGGCAACAAATACTCGTCTACCAACGTGTCTGTTGTCAGTATTGGCCAGCAGTGTAGGGCTAAGTTCGGCGTTGACGCCTTTGTTGCTGACAAAAATCCGGTGACTCCAGCCATTTCCGAAAGTTTCGTCAGAGACCTGGTAAAGTCTAAACTAGACAAAGAGTACTCATACGACCATCAACCTTCGGTGACTGTGTTTGATGGTTTCCCCAGATCGGTGGAACAGGTTGAATACCTTGCTAGCCTGAATACTGACGGGGTGATGAAACAATTTGTATGGCTGAACTGCTCACTGCCAGATGTTGTTAGACGACTGACACTCAGAAATGGTGGTCAGAAGATTGACGACCTGTCATACGCCAGGCTTGGTGTTGAAACCAAACAGTTCGCCGATGTTCTCATTGCCATCGGTAGGAGAGGGTATGATATCACCAGCATCGACACCTCAGACTGTGAAGATAAAATGAGACCACTTCACCGGATATCACATCTGATTGACTGGTCGATGGCAATCTCTCCGAAATCATCGAAGTAAAACTAGGCCCGGTTCACTGAACCGGGCCTTTTCTTATCTGCGCTTAGTTAGTTTTGTCGACATCCCTCTTTGTAGCAACGTGTCCTCTGTGGCCAAAATGAATTTCCACCCACGGTCTGAGCAATACTTTTCGGCGGCTTGGAATTTAGCTCCGTTGATATAAAGTTCTTGTATCATCCTTTCGCGAACAACCGGGTTCTTTCTGGTGTTTGCCTTTTTGAAGGTAGCCTCGCTTGGGATCATTTCTGCTGGCTTTACCTCGATTAGGGCCTTGTATGAAGGGTTTCCGTTTCCAGGTGTTACCGATACCAGGAAGTCTGGGTAGTATTGGTGCCTCATACTATCAACGGGGCTGTCGTATGGTACCATCACCGATTCATACGACCACTCGGTAACACCTGGTTCTTTATCGCAATAAATTGCAAACCGCAATTCTAACTTTGACTTCAACTTTATTGGTTGTGGCCCGTTATACTTTTGTGGGTTCATCGGTTTATACATAACCGATTTGTTGGTCGGGGTGGGTAACGCCATGTCTAATCTCCCGTAATTATGTTATCAGATTTACACAAGGTGGAAGTACTATGGCCAACAGTAACGAATTCGTAAGTGGAAATACCGGATATAGACCACAACAGTTGGCACTAAGCAACGCCTTTGGGTCTAGACGTTCAGGTGGTGTAGTGGACAGATTCGGGTCCGCCATCCTAAAGGTGTTCGGGCGAGTGGCCGATAAACAAGAAGCTTCCATGCGTGAGGTGATGAGAAACTCAACATCGGCTCGTACAGCTCTTGGTAGACCAGGTAACGCCGCCACCACGTTCATGTACGGCGACAACAACATTTATTTCAGCTTCGTAAACTACTCTGCCGGCAACCATAACAAACCAGGCAACCTGATGACTTGGCGTCAAATGGGTATGGACATGAAGGTGGGGGACGTTCTAGACGATATCTGTGATGCGTGCCACCAACCTGGTCCGGACAGACGTCCGGCTAAACTTGAGATTCTCAGCAATAACATCAGGTTGAACCAGAATATGGTTGCCAACCTTGAAGCCAGATTCAACCGGTTTGTTAACCTGTTCAAGTTCCAGGAACGCGGCTGGGGGTATTACCGTAGTTTCTTGGTTGATGCTGAAATCTGTTGGGAGTTGGTTACCGATCCGTCAGACCCTAGACGTGGAATTATCGGCGTTAAAAGAATGATGCCGGAAAATGTGATTGTGGTACGTGATGAAGAGGACGTTGACAACATTGTTGGATTCTGCTATCACGGAAAATCTGGGGTTGACGTTCCTATGCTACCTGAACAAGTAGTATACGTTGGTTCTGGTATTTGGACTGAAGGCTTTGAAACGCAAGTTCCGTTCATCCACCGTGCCATGAAGGTTTGGCGTCAACTAAACCTCATGGAGGATGCTTCGGTCATCTACCGCATCGTCCGCGCTCCGGAACGTAGAATCTTCACTATTGACATTGGTGATATGTCCAAAACCCGTGGTGAGGAATACATCAAAGCTCAGATGTCGCAGTACCAGTCAAAAAAGGTCTACGACCCCAAAACCGGACAGATTAACCAGCAATATAACCCGATTTCAATGTCGGAAGATTACTGGTTTGCCGCACGAAATGGCAACTCAAATACCAAGGTCGACACCCTACAAGGTGGTAAGAACCTGGGTGAAATTGAAGATATCGAGTATTTTTCGCGTTTGTTCTATAAGGCAATGAAGGTTCCTACCGGTAGAGACCTAACCGGTAAAGGCGGCGGCCCAACCCAGCAATCTGGTATGGAAACTCAGCGCGATGAAATCAAATTCTCCCGCATGACAGGCCGTATTAAAGAAGGGTTTGGTACCAGCCTTTATAAAGGCTTCATTACCGACCTAATCCTGTGTGGAATGTGGGACCAGTATGGTCTTTCTGAAGAAGATATGGCCGTTACCTTCACCGATGCCTCACACTACAAAGAATTCCTTGAAATGGAAATCCTTAACCTCCGAGTTGACACATATTCCAAGTTCAAAGAAGACGAATACCTCCACAAAGAATGGCTTGCTAGAAGAGTTCTCAAGATGACTGCCGAAGAAATTGAAGAGAACGACACCTACAAAAAACGAGCCCTAGCCAAAGGTGCTGGCGCGGCTGACGCTGCTGGTGGTACTACTGGTGGCGGTGGAGCCCCTGTTGACTTTGGTGGCGGTGGACCTGGTGGTGAGCTACCAGCCGAAGACGTCCCTGCTGAGATGGATTTGGCTTCGATGGCTGATGCTATGCCAGAAGACGGAGCAATGGGAGCGGCAGAAGAGCCACTACCTGGTGATGTTCCTCCTATCCCATCTTAAGTATATTATCATCCACGGAGAACGGTATGTCAGGACTAAAACTTATTAGGGACGCACAAACCCAAGAACACTTCGGTAATTTCAAGGTTATACAAGAAGGTGTAGAACGTGACAGCCAGGGTTCTCTCACCTCATACAAGAGCATCACGTACTCGGGACCGTACATGGTCTTCGAGACCAAGAACCGCAACGGAAGACAATACCTTTTAGACGAAGGTATCTCGGAAGTTGACCGTTACCAAAAAATGATCCGTGATAACAGATCGGTTGGTGAGCTTGAACACCCTGAGGCACCAAATGTCAATCTGAAAGAAGCATGTCACATCTGTGTCAAGCTTGAAATGGCTGGTAACATCGCAGTCGGCACCTCAAAAGTTCTAAGCTCAACTCCCACTGGTAGGGTTCTTGCCGGCCTGATGGTGGATGGTGTGAAAATCGGTACCTCAAGTCGTGCTCTTGGAGAGCTAGACGAGTCAACCGCCGTTCCAACAGTCAGGAATTTCTACTACATCTGCAATGACATGGTGCACGACCCGTCGGCTCCTGGTACCTTCGTTGAAAACGTTCTTTGCCATAAAGAATGGGTCATTGGTAAGGGCGGTGTTATAGTGGAATCGGCTTACGACCATATGGCCAAATCACTGAACAACAGACCTGTTCGCCAGACAGCTCAACACGAAAGCACCTTCAAAGCCATGAACGAATTCCTTATTGGTTTGAAGACCGGCAGGATCAAATAATGGCATTATACCAGGGTATATTCGACACCGAATTAGACTCTGGACTGTTCGCCGCTATGACGAAAGGAATAGCGGCGAATCTGTCTTCAAACGATATGTCTGAATACCATACTACCGGATGCGGGTTTCTTGATGTTGGCTGTGTGTCTAATTTCTTCTCCGCCAGGTTGGCCAACGACATTTTAGTAACATCACCAAGATGTCACAAATTCTATGATTCGGAGCCAAAAAATAGAGTGTACCAACCGTTGTTTGATCAAACCAGCAAGGTTCTGGCGTCATATACCACAAACCCAATGGCAAAGAAAACCACCGAAGGGTGTGCGGATACCAAATGCTTCAGACCAAAGCCGTCAGTGTTAAAATCACTGGTAAAGCAAATGGACAGAAGATCCGCTCCGGCTGTGTTTAGTGGTAGTGCTGAGCTTTCATCTGCCGGCATTGCCTCCTGGTTATGCCGGACGCTTCCACCGGTAGAGTTGTGTAGGTGCTGCGGGTCTAGTATCGCAGCAATATCATATGACGGGCGAACAAAACCACAGAGTTGTAATGTCAATATCTCGATGTTTGATCCAAAGGACATATCTGGTGTCGAGGCATTCGTAGCAGATAACGACATAAAGAGAGCTATTATTGGGCCAGAGTTTTTCAACTTTGGTCTTGGGTATACTGCGGACGAGGTTATAGCACTGAAAAGAGTCATGTCGTCTTACTGCCATCTTGTGACAATGGTGGTGCCGGTTTCAGATATACTGAATTTCAAGAATAAGCGTGTGAATCGGAAGTACATAGCGGCGTTTGGCGGTCTATCCGATATTATGGATGATAACGACTACGATGGTGTTGGCGATGGATCATTTCACTACTTCAACCGGTTGGTAGTTAATATGTTCTCCCCATTTGTCCACCCATCCATCATAACCACGACTGCGGACGGGTATATGATAATCAACTACACACTTGCTAGCACTACTGCTATGTCAGGTAGGCACCAACTTGACTCATATTCGTACAACAAAGAGAAGCATTATCACCCTAGATCGGTTAAACTGTCTTTTAGTGGCGATGTAGGGACTCATGGCTAACTCACATTTGATAATAAGTTATTGTGCTGTTAAATAACAGAGAACCAACCCATTGAGGGATACCGCTCATGATTACCATCGACAAATCCAAAGTTACACAGTGCGTAAAAGAGTACCTTTCTGGCGACAAAATGTCTGCTCGCATCACTTTACAGGAAGCGGCCAAATCGGCAATTGACGAAGCCATTTCCAATAAAGTCGAAGCCAAACGCAAGTCGTTTGTTGATCAGACCCCGGCCACGAAATAATAAATAACCCCGTACACAGAAAGGTCAATACACCATGAGTATCAAGAAAATCGTTGAGTCAAGCAATCTCCCCGCTGAAATGCAGGCCCAGCTGGTTACCGCCTTCAATGAAGCAGTTACCGCCAAACTCCGCGACATCAAGATTGAGAGCTATAAGGCTTGCAAAGCTCGCGCCAAAGTCGCCTTCATGTCACTCTGTGAACACCTTCACCGCAACGTCAGTGACTCGGTAATCAAAGACTCTTCTGAGTTCAAGGTTGCTCTCACCGAAGGTATGCAGGACTTCATCCAGGCCTACCTCAACAAAACCGTCACCGAAGCCGTCATCGTTGAGCAGGCTGACGCCCGTTTCAACAGTGAACTAGTCAACGTTATCGTTGAAAGACTCACCGTCAACGAAGCCAGTAAAGACCAGCTTGCCCGCGCCGCCATCAAAAAGGCTGTCAACGAGTCCAACCAGGTCAAGGCTCAAGCCAACCTCGTCACCGAAGAAAACCTTGCCCTGCGCAAGAAACTCGGCCAATACGAAGCCGGCATGGCATTCAAAAAAGCAACCGTTGGTTGCACCACTGAACAGAAAGCTATTCTCGCTGAGAAATTCAACGGTAAGAACGCCGAGTTCATCACCAAAAATCTCCCCAGTGCTCTCAAGCAGGTTCTCAAAGAATCGGCCAGTGCTGGCAAAGCCGCCAAAGTGATCACCGAATCAACCGCACAAAAAGCCCCCGTTGCTGGCCCGAGTGCTGCTGACCGGAAAGTCATTTTGGAAAAGGCATCGGCTCTGCGCAAGCAGGACCAAAATCGTTCGGTCATCAACGAAAACTTTGATTCCGACGATGCACTGAAACTTGAGTTCAAAGAATCGTTCAATCACATGGACTCGGCCAACGGCTAATCCATCGTCCCACCAACACACTGGAGATCATATCATGTCAAACCTCGCCCTCCCCAAAGAACACGTCGGAAACGCTGCTAAGCGTCGTGCTATTGTCGAATCCTGGAAAGGAATGCTCGACGCCGGTTCCAAGCCCGTCAAAGGCAAAGCCCTCCGCGAGAACACCGCTCTTCTGATGAACAACCAGATGAAGTACTTCAAGGAAAACATGACCACCACCCAGCCGGGTATGGCCAACTACCTGAAAGTCACCGTCCCAATGATTCGTCGCGTCTTCCCCGAGCTGATTGCCAACGAACTCGTCGGCGTCCTCCCCATGTCCGGCCCGGTTGGCCTGGCCTTCGCCATGCGCTACCGCTTCACCAACTCGATCGGCAACATCACCGCTGGTGACGAAGCTGGCTACAACTTGATCGACCCCCGCTACACCGGTGCCGGCACCAACGCCTATGGTACCTCTGCCAACGGCGGTTCCGACAACTACGACGGCGGTCAGAGCATGCTCACCTCCGGTGCTGAAGTCGTTGGTCAGGACTGGACTCACTACCCCAGTGCCACCAACTACACCATCCCTGAGATGGACATCTCGATCGAATCGGAAACCATCCGTGCCGGTACCCGCAAGCTGAAAGCCACCTGGACCCTCGAAATCCAGCAGGACATCGCCAATGTCCACTCGCTCGACATCGACTCCGAAATGGTCGGCATGATGGCCTACCAAATCCAGGCTGAAATCGACCGTGAAATTATCGGCCGTATGATTGCCACCGCCCTCAAGGCCGGCAACGTCAGCAGCTGGGCTCCTAGTACCTCCGATGGCCGCTGGATGGCTGAAATCTTCGTCACCCTCTACTACCAGATCCTGGTAGAAGCCAACTCGATCGCCATCGCCACCCGTCGCGGTGCCGGTAACTTCATCGTCTGCAGCCCCACCGTTGTGGCCGCCCTCCAGACCCTGGACCAGTTCCAGTACTTCCCCGTCAAGAACACCATCGCCAGCCAGGAAACCGGTCTGTCGAAGGTCGGTCAGCTCGACGGTCGCCTCACGGTCTATCGCGACACCTTCGCCACAAGCGATTACGTCCTGGTCGGCTACCGTGGTACCGAAGAGTGGGACTCGGGCATCATCTACTGCCCCTACATCCCCCTCATGATCAGCCGCACTCAGGGTGAAGATGACTTCATGCCCCGCGTCGGTCTGATGACCCGTTACGGCGTCAGCCGTCACCTGCTCGGTGCGCACAACTACTATCGTATAATTAGAGTTAATTTCAGCTCCGCGTCCAAGACTTACCCCACTGTTGCCATCCCCAGTGGTGTCGACGCGAGCAATCAGCCACGCAGTGTCCCCGCATTTCCCGTCTTTGGCTAGTTGACGGCTCGTAGAATAAAATCGCCCCGGAGAAATCCGGGGCGATTTTTTATAAGTATAAGCGAACGGCACGAGAGCTTGTAACCTCGTGCCGTTCTAAACAAACAATCCCACGAAAGAGGTGAGAAGATGTCTGAAGAATTTACTGAAAGTGTTTACATCGATGGCAAGTTGGTAGCTCCTAAGGCCTTCAACAAGAAGGAGACTGCTGCCAAGGGCATCACATGGGAGGGAAGTTGGGAGCAGGCGTGTACAAAAACGTATTCCAAAAACAAATATCTGACCAACCGAGAACACATTAAGGCACGAGTTAAGGAGTATGCAACCGCCAACAAAGAGGTTGTTTCGGCTCGTAACCGTGTTAGATACCTAGACAACATCGAAAAGTGTAAAAAAGATAGGGCCGAGTGGAGAAAGAACAATAAAGAAGCCATAGCTGCTGCCAATAAAAAGAGGTGGCAGTTAAAGAAGGATGAGCTTAAGGCTAAACATGCAGACTACTATACCAAAAATAAAGACACCATAAACAAGAAGTCTAAAGAATATAGAACGTTGAACCGCGACAGAAAGGCCGAATGTGATGCCGAATACCAGAGAGCCAGATTAGCCAATGACTCCAACTTTCGGTTTGCAAAAAACGTCCGATGTCTTGTAAAACAATCCTTTAAACGTTCCACCATGTGGTCTTCCTCTAAACCAGCTAAAACGCATAATATTCTAGGCTGTACTATGCCTGAGTTGTTGGTATATGTTACTCTGCTTTTTGCCGATGGTATGTCTCTGGAAAATTACGGACATGGCATTGGTAAGTGGGTGCTTGACCATATTATCCCAATCAAAGCGGCGCAGGACTTAGCCGGTAGTGACGAAGAGTTTCAGTGTTTTGTGGTTATCCTTAACCACCATACCAACCTGAGGCCGATGTGGTGGGAAGAGAACAGTGACAAATCTGGTGTATACGACGTATGTGCGGCCAAAAAATTTTTTGGCCTGGCGGTATAGCGGCCTGATAAGAGCCCCAGGGAAACCTGGGGCTTTTTCGTATTTTGACTAAATCCCGAGAAAGGCGACATATGATAAATTTGCACGCTCACCTTGGTGGGTCTACTAAACGGTCGGTTTTATGGGAAATAGCATGTACGTTGGGTTACAAGGTGGCCAAAAGATATGATGATTTCATGCCACCTGTTTCTTCGTACGATGGGTATTTCTCTGCTTATCCAATGGTTGAAAAA